CACACACTACGGATAACATCTACACACTGAAGGACCTGAGAAAGAAGTTTGCCAAGGTCGATGAGAACACGGTGCCTCGGGTCGTCAGCTTCGCTATATCGTACATACTGCGAATGTCGGACACGTGGAATGAGGGCAGTAGGCACGATATCAGCTACCCGCTTGCCGGTACCGTCCGCAAATGCGGTATGAACAAACAAGCTTGTTTGAACCTGTATGAGTCCCTGGCAACGCTCATGGGCGATGATGAAGTGCGTGTGGCCGATGTAGAGTCCACCTACGATCAAATCGAGCTGGAAACCATCGCCAGTCTTCGCAGCACTTATGGTGAGATTGCTGAAGCTATTGAGCAAGTTATCAAGTTTTGGCTGACTTTGAAGATCGAATACTGCAAGAAGAAACGCATCAAGTTCACCCCAGACAATTACGACCCTACGAAACCTGTCAAAGGTGATAATGGAGCTTTCTTTGAGCGAGGCAATGAGACTTACTTTCGAGGGGATGAAAACCCGGTTCTTTTTGCCAACTTCTGTATTCGTCTACGGGGTAAACTTGTAAAAACTGACACAGGAGATACCGTATGGTTGGCTCAGGTAGTGATGGACGGGCAGCCGGTCAAGACCGTAGAGATCAGTGCCGCCACACATAATACATGGGCCACCCTTTCCAAGATTCTACATCTTCCCACAGGCATAGCCATGCATATGCCGAAAATATGGTCGCACTATGTCGCGTGGCTGGCCGCAAACTGTCCTGATGAGACATTTACGGAAACTACTTACTATGGCTGGTTGGATGTGGATAACGAAGAGGAGGTAAGCCTATTACTACCCGATCAAAAGCATGAGAAGTATATTTGGACCAAAAATAATGAGGATACCGCAGTACCTGGAGGCATGGAAAAAGAATTGGAAACTAAAGATATCAAGAATTACTTGGAGCGTTTTGCCGAGTGCGTAGGCACTTATCACGAGGAACGGTATGTCTGGCCCGCGTTGGGCTGGTTCGTGGCCTCACCACTATCAGCATTTTTCAGACAGGAGATCGGAGGCTTTCCCTCTATAGTGGTTCACGGCTTATCCGGTTCCGGTAAAAGCCATTATATCGTAAAGGCCCTTGGGCCACATTTTGGCTGTAAAAAAGCCACTGACTATCGAACAAGCACCAACTATTATATTCGACACCATCTGACCTCAAACAATATTTGTCCAATGATCGTGGACGAGTTCCAAGAACTTGGCATAGGTAAGAACGAACAGAGTCAACGTGCCGGAGATTTCCTTGGCATCATTCGTTCATCGTGGGATGGCCTGGAAACTGGAGCTGGCAAGAGTGATGGCACTTTGCGCAAGGACCGATTTCAGGCTCCCTTATGTGTGGTTGGTGAGCATCTATATGGAGAAGAGGCCACACTGCACAGAACATTCTCCATCATCCTGAATCATGATTGGATGAACCATTTCAACGAGTTATCGGATGAAGACCGGGCTGTCCATTTTGATCGAATGGATTGGTTGTTCAATGCTAAGTATCATGGGTGGCTCGGGACCATAGTTCTTGATTGGATAACCAACAATAGGGAAGAAGCTTTGGACATAATGCGCCAATGCCTCGTAAAAGTCAACAAGGAATGCCCTCGGGATGTGGTAGAACGTAAGAGGGCAGGCTTTGCGGCCCCACTATCAGGTCTCTACCTCATAAGACGTATCTACAGGCATTATGGCCTGGAGTTCCCTCTGTCACCGAAACGGTTTCTGGAATTGATTTTCGATGCTGACCCGATGTCTCGAAACACAAACTATGGTTCAACGGCTCTGACTGAACTCTTCAAGGCGACCGACACAGCGATTTCTCAGAACCTCAGACGCAAGACTCCTCTTGTGGGGAATGTCTATGTGATCGATCTGAAAGACCGCAAGTATGCCTACTTTGATGTCAACCGGTGGAGAGCCGAAGTCCGGCAGTTCTTATCAGGCACGGCATCGGCGGCATTGACTAATGATACCGCGTTTTTGAGTCTGCTGAAGGATTGCATTCAGAAAAAGGAGTCAAGCCCGGTTCAGGGATTCCCAACAGACCATCCCGTATTTCGGCAGATGTGTGTTAAAATAGACTTGGATATCGTAGCCAAGCTGTTTGGCATCAATACACATCAATGGGGAGATTATGAAGCACGACTCGACAGTGATTGATGATTTCGATGAAGAACCGGAGATAATGTCCGAAGATATGCTGCCTCGTAAACGGAAGAAACAGCCCGTGGGCGAGGAGCCTTATTTTTCCAGTCCCGAAGATAAACTGTACAAGACGTATGGAATCCGGGCAAGTCTTCCTATTCGGACAAAAGTAGAGAATCTGCATCTGGTTTTTCGATTGGATGTCAGAACCATATCTGAACTGCTCATGATATCTACAGGGGTGGTCCAAGATGAGCTTGATTCCTTGAACGAGGAATGGAAGCGCATGGGCAAACCCCTGACGACTGATGAGAAGGAGCTTCAGAGGGGCCGATACATCGCGGAACTTGAACAAACCATTCATCAGATCAATGATGCGATAGCCAGTGGGGGTGGGGATTCTCGAAGTCTCAGCCTTAAAATGAGTGCTATGGAAAAGCGTGCCAAGTTGCTTGAGCTGGACAAGAGTGATAAAAATGAGGAAGAAGAAAGTGGCGATCTTTCGATGCTGGATGAAGTCAGAAAGACTATTGAAGGCATGCCATCAGAAGAACTTGAAGCAATGATGGCATGCCTTGATGAAAAACCTCAATCGTCGTCCATTGGCCCGGAAGTATTATCAGGTGCGCCCGGTTTGGCAAATGAGCCGGGAAACTCCGGTATAGTCTCTTCTTCCTCTTCTTCAGAAGAAGTGTCCGATGACTGGGAGCTGGATTGAGCAAGAAACTGGAAGACCTGAGCTTTACCCTCAGCGATGCACTGAATTAGTACTTCCATGGATTCTTCGGCTTCCCTCATATACTGAGTGGCATCCCTGTTGCCTGCCAATTCAATGAATGATCGGCTATTCGTTAGGGATGCCATACCTATTTTTAAGGCTGCTTCCAGGTAACAAATGCCGAAGTTTGCCGGAGCCGTGAACTCAATAACCATACCCTCATCTTCAGGCGGTATCGGGTTTCCCATTCTTAATCCTCCTCATAGTAGTATCAAAACTTGTCTTGAGATAGGTAGCTGTCCATGCACTTGACTTAGGAAATAGTATACTCTCGAACACGGCCAGAGAGAAATCATTCCATTCGGAGTTGAAGCATGACAGATCAATTGATAAAGTATTCAAAGTATTCAGCACCTTGAAGTTGTCAGCCGGGTCTTTCATCTGAGCTAACAATTCAAGGTGCTGTAAAACCCCCGCGATCAGTTTTGGACCACGCTTAGCATATCGCCTTACGCAAAACTGTTGTGCCTCCGTGTAGGTTGTCCCCCTACTTGAAGTCCACAGGGGTAAAAGGCGTTGTTCCAATGACTCACTCCGTCTTTGGGATATTGACATTCTGGCCTTTAACAGCTTGTATAGTGATGTTGAATCCAATGGCACTACATGCCACGAGAACAGTCACCCCGAGGGTCATAAACACTTCGGGTACAGTCCAGCCTCCTATGTGCTGAATGCCTTTATAGACAAACGTGGTGATGGCCGAAAGACCGAATGCCAGCCACAACGAAGTCTTACCTTTCGGGTCATGACTCGCGGCAGGTATCAGTGATCTGACTACTGGCAAAATGGTCTTGATAGCCGGTCCAAGCACTGCAAATATCAGTAGATACTCAGGCTTGAGCCATGCCTGCACCAAAGGGACCAAAGCTCCCAATATAGCATCCATAAAGATTAACCTCCCTTCTTACCAGATTCATATATCCGCAAATCCCGAGAGTTGTGAAGCATCGTGTATTCAGTCTCGGGGAGCACCAATCTCAATCCGTCCCAGATAGTTGCATTTGGGCCTTGCAAACATACTACTATAATACCTTTGGCCCTAAGAGCAAACTTGGCGATCTCAATGTCCTGGCTTATACTGGTCAGATCAGACACAGGGGCCTGGATAATCACCATGTTCGCACATTTACGATTGAGTACTTGTCGAACCTTTGAAACAGGCATAACCATCGGCACGACGCGATGGAGGGCACGATAGTTTCGTAGGTTCTTCAGGAACTTGAGGATGGTGCCGTCCTCATGCGGAGTAGAGGACTTGGGGTCAATGACGTGTGTATCAATAGCCAGTATCGAAACACCATCACGCTCCACAGTATCAAGAGCGAGGGCCATACTCAGAGTTGAACGGCCCTCGCCACAATTAATATCAAGGATAACACCCTCGTCCGGGACAGTTAGAGCAGCTTTTGCTATAGTTTCGCAGCCCTGTTGTGAAAGAGTCCCGCCGACTTGGTTCAAAAAGCTTGCGCTAATCATACGGACATTATACCTCAGAAATTGCTAGTCGTCTAGTTCTAAGGCTGCTAAGTCATATTTGGGCTTTGCCTTTGTAACAGGAGCCTCCCCTATCCGTTTGATTTCACTCAGTTCTGGCAGAGTTTTTCGGATTTTCCCTCCGTAACTCTTTTTCAGAGCACGGCTATCCAGCAGGGCAAACATGCCCTTGTCTGTCGTAGTCCGAATCAATCTCCCAAACGCCTGTCGCACATCAAACAGCATGAGCGGCATGGAGTAGCTGGAGAATGAGTTGATGCCATTCTTTTCCAAGCTATCGCATTTGGCCTTGAACATAGGCTCTGTGGGCACTCGGAATGGGGCCTTAACCAAGGTAACACAGCTCAGTGCTTCTCCTGGTATGTCTACCCCGGTAAAGAATGATCTTGTTGCGAATAAACAGGAATGTAAGTTCTCCTGAAACATGTCGATCAAGACCTTTTTCTGTGCCTGTCCCTGGACGTAGCACGGGTATTTCACCCTTCGACTGACCCACTCCCAGGCAAGCCGCATCTGTCCAGTGTTGGTGAACAGAATCATTGTGCGTCCTGACATGTGATTGATTATGGCCGCGATCTCCTCCACCAAGGCATCCAGATAGTTCTCTTCGCCCTGGTCTGGAAGGTGAGTTGGGAAATAACCTACCACCTGAACATCATAGTTGAAAGGACTACCCCCAGTAAAGTCAATGGTGTTATCAGGCATACCCAGTTCCCTCTTCATGAAACCGAAACTGCCATTGATCTTCATGGTTGCCGACATCACAACCACACAGGGTATCATATCGTGTATCAGTCCCCGCATCAACGGACCTACATCGATAGGTTTAAGATTCAACACACCATAAGATTCATGCTTGCTGTTATGCTGTGTCTCCAGGAATGAGAGCCAGTTATCGGCATACTCTTCCTCAACCTGATCTCCGTAGATTACCTTCAAGGCTCTGATGATCTTGGCAAGCTTTTCCTTGCATGTTTCGATGGCTATTGTATGTGGGTCGCCTTCGGGAGCCGTGATATAGTCATTAAGATTTTTGTAAACGACTTTCAGGTCATCGATCACTATGCTGGCAGCTTGTTTCGACTCCTCCACGATGCGTTTATGCACCTGTTTCAGGGCAATATTTTTGCCGAGCACCGAGTCAAACGGCTCCATGATCGCCCGCTCCATCTCCTTATACGAATCGATAAATCCCTGATGGAAATGGTGTATACCGATTCGTATAAGTATCTTGTTAATGAGCTTCATTGTCCGAGAGATGGTCGTGGGCCTGATTGACGTGCCCCAGGCATCCTGAGCCTTCTCAGGGAGGCTATGCGCCTCATCTACGATGAGTAGATCATAGGGTCCAAGTAGCACACCTGCACCCACTTCAGCGTCAAGAAGAAGCAGGGTGTGATTCGTCACGACAATCTGAGCAGCGAGATACTTTTGTGCAGCTACGAAGCAGAAACACTCACTCCCTTTACGCCCTTGGTCGTAGTAAGGACAAGCCGATTTCTCACAGTCCTCATCACAGCCGACTTTCTGCCAATTCTTAGCCTCGAACTCAAAAGGCACCGAAGCGATGTCGCCTGTATCGTATTTCCAAACGCCATTCTCTTCGTAAAATGGATTCTGCTTCCTGGCCCAACGCATCAACTCATTGGAGCTATCGTAATCATCTTCATCGAGTTTGGCCCGGCAGACATAGTTGCCTCGGCCTTTTGCAACGGCATAAGAGAACTTGATACCCCTCTGCTCACATGCTTTTTGGAGCATGGGCAAGTCTTTGTTGACGTACTGGTCTTGGAGGGTTAAGGTCTCAGTGGATATCACAACTCGACCACCGTGGGCCAGCACTTTGATGATCGCAGGCACGAGCACGGCAAAGGATTTACCGAATCCCGTGGGAGCCTCAACGATCACAGGTTTGTGGTCGAGGTAAGCATCGTATATGGTTTTCGAGAGTTCTTCTTGGCCCGCTCTTGGAGCAAAACCCTCTTTGACACTGGCAATGATGCCAGTCCCAGGAGCGAAGAACTCGGGTGTGGTAGGTATCATAGGTTGCCTCCCTTGCTAGATACAGTATACCTCAGCCTGAGTATGATTGTCACCTGTTACTTATACGGGGATTTCTTAATATGCCCGGTGGCTTTTCTTCTCGTAACATGTGCTTGGGCAATGATGTCCGGGTCAGGTTGGGGAGAATTGGTGTCGATATATTCTACTGACCCATCCTCCCCGATTTGTTCCTTCACCAGTCCTTGCCTGAGTAGTTCATGCGTATAGATCAGTTCCTTAAATCTGGCCCAACTTATCATCAGATCATGCGTTGTGATGATAAGCTTCGGGTCTTCGAGAAGATCAGCCAATACCGCCCCTATCAGATAGTAGGTGCTATTATCCATAGTTTTCCAGTTGAACTTGAACTCCTCATCTTTCTGACAGTTAAGTTCAAACTGAAGACGGGCAGGCGTAAGAGTAATCAAGGTCTGGTAAACTCGTTCCTGAAGAAGAGGATACTTAGCCTTGACCACTTTATAAGGGTAACCTTTGAAGCTGTCTCTATACCGTGTCATAACGCACCCCTGCTCTATTATAGCACTCAGGCACCGAGGTCATCAAAGACAACGGGAATGAGTCGTTGAATGTCTGCCAGTAGAGGAATCATGAGTTCCTGCATCTGAGGATGGGCTGCCTTAGCTGCTCGCTGGCTGAAGATGTGTCTCCACTCCTGGAAGTTAGCTTTCCAACCGATCTCCGTCTTGGTGCAGGTTGGCAAGCAACAGCGGGCTATCTGGGGCTTGTGCCCTCGGCTGATGTAGAACTTGTACTCTTCCTCGTTGGCGATACGTTCGGTTTTGAACCGCTCAAAAGACTCAGGGTCGTTCAGGATGTCATCCGGGCAGACTACCTGGATACCAGAGCCACCATAGTCACAGTAACGGGTTGATTCCTGCGCAAACTCACAGAGTCGATGCCGAACCATCTCATGAGTGACACCCCGGTCACAGACTAACTCCACATGCAGTTCGCCGAAACCGAGCATGGCACTGTGCTTCTTGTCGCAGAGCATCCGCACGAACTTGATGTAACTGTCCTCGGTGATCTTCTCTTCAGTCTTATAGCATCGACGGGCTTCACGCTCGATGTATTTGAGTTCCTGAATACCCATCTCGGTAGTGTCCGGGCGCACGATACGATAACGCGGTTTAATGATTTCCAATTTGATTATCCTCTCAAGTTATGTCAAGATTTCAGTGCAAAAACTTGGCTTCCGGGCGTGGATTTGAACCACGATCAGCGACTCCAAAGGCCGCTGTCCTGCCATTGGACTACCCGGAAGCACAGCTATTACTCGATCTTCAATTCGTCCTTGCCGCCAGGACGGAAAGCGATGCCGGTCTTGGCCTGATTCGATTCTTTGACCAGCTTGAACTTGACCTCATCGGGGATGAACGATGTGAGCACCGTTTCGGTGGTCTTGACCGCCTCGGGAAGATTGGCCTTCTTCAGCCATGCCACGGCTCGTTCATTGTCGAGGATTTCGGTTTTGGCCCGAGTCTTTGTGAGCTTCAGCAAGAGCAGTCCGATAGCAGCCGACCGTTTCTTGCCGTCACCGATGAGTTTCTTGGCGAGAGCGAACAGGAGGTCATGATAAGTTGCCTCAAACCACTTGATGGCTCCCTCATGATTCCTGATGCGAGTATCGAATCTCTTGTTGATCGTGTCTATCCAGACCTGTTTCTCAGCTTTCAGGCCCTCAACACGGCCCTTGTGGTAGGCTCTGCGCTCTCCAATCCACTTGGCGAGTTCCAGGTCTTCCAGGTCTTCAGGAGGTATCTCCTTGTAACCAGTAATCTCCCCGGTCACAGTATTGATAAGAGCCAGAGATTCTTCGTCAACGACTACGATTTCCTCGGGAGCTTCTTCTTCAGCCATACGAGTCAGTTCTTCATCGCTGGGCATGTCCAATGCTACTTCCATAAAGCCACCTGCCTTTCTGTTTTGCTAACATTATACCTCAGCCACGGTATCTTCTGCCACTGGTATTTCTACCAGTTTTTTGCCGTCTATCATCCTGATATTCCTCACGAGAGGGAGTGGGCAACCGCAATCTGCAAGAAGAAACGGTCTCGATTTCCCCGGCCACCAACTTACGGTGCTCAGGACGAACCGTCCCACCATGAAGAATCACATCCACGATCTCTCCTACGTCTGGATATATCGCTACTTCATCGAAACTGATAAGTTCGACTACAGCATCGAACGTGGGAGCCATCTCCCGTTCCTGGACGGTTTTGGAACAACCACGTTTCGCTGCCTGCCCATCAGATAGAGTAACTGTTTTGATGCCCCCTATGAGACCCCAGAGGGGCTGGTTAAGCAGCAGATCATTAAATGTACGTCCGTGAGCTGTAGCAATGAGCTGGACGCCTCTCTGTGCGATTGTGCGGCAGGCCATGGTCTCTTGATAAGTGCTAATCTCATCGATAATGACGACCTCGGGCATGTGATTCTCCACTGCCTCAATCATCACTTCGTCCTGTTTCTTATGAATAGGAACCTGGAGCCTTCGGGAAAAGCCCACAGCTTCATGGGGCACGTTGCCATCCCCGGCAATTTCGTTTGATGTATCTACAATTACCACCCGCCGAGTCTCAGACAAGTAACGGGCGATATCTCTTAACTTGGTTGTCTTACCAATTCCAGGACGGCCCAACACAAGGAAACTGGCCCCTGAATCTATGAGGTCTGCGATGATGTCCACACATCCCAGGAATGGTTTGCCTACTCTTAGAGTAAGACCAACTACATCACCGGTGCGGGATACAATGCGGCTGACTCTATGGAGGGTGCCGTTTATACCGGCACGGTTGTCTTCCCCGAATATTGATAGCTTTTCGAGTATAGATCGTAGTTCCTTATCTCCCACGATCAAGTTGTCAATGCGTTCCGTGCGAGACGAATAACGCAACTCAAAGGGTCTCCCCGTATCGACCACCAACTCAATAAGATCGTTCGGGTGATCGATAGCTTTCTGGTAATTCTTTGGTAGAATATCCAGAAGCTTTGTCAGGTCTTGCATAGGGCTTCTCCTACTCTAACAGCCGGTTGCATACTGGAAATGCATCGGGTCTTTGCTCTTTCCCTTCCAAAGACCACCCCAGGTAAACCCCCATTTTTTGAAGATAACCACAACCCATGCAGGCATCCGTCCTTTGGTGCCCTGAGCGTTGTTTGCCGGGTCAAGATCGAATGCGATGCCATAAGCATGCATCGACAATCCGAGAGACCCGCGTTTTCGTCGGTAGACGAAAGTCCCACCGAATAGATCAAGACCGAGAAGCCTTAGATAAGCCCTGGTCTTGTTGTCGTAGAATACCGTAGTCTCATTGTAACCGTATTTTTTCTTCATCTCATCTCTGGCTGAATCCCAGACTTCCTGGAAAGCAGAGATGAACTCGTGGGCTATGAGCCTATGAATCTGTGCTTCTTTGATTATGACCTTGATATCATAGGCGTAGCGCATAGCATAAGGAAGAGGTATGGAGATTAGTTTTGCTTTTCTCCATACCTCATTAATGCCGCCACCATTAAGCTCAGGGTCTCCGAACGTTTTCTCAACCTGTGATCTCCCCTTCGGAACAGCTATCATGGCTCATTACCTCTTTGAATTGTTTATACTTATGCCCGATGTGATAAAACCCACAGAAGTCACATACATAGGCACTCATTTTAGCTTTGTACCGGCGTTGAAATCGCTTCCTTGCTCGTCGCGCATCACCCCGAGTAAGATATCTGACCTTGGTGCCGCACATTCGTTCTTTGAGTTCTTCCAAAGTCAGATGACTGGGTTTCACTGATTACCGATCACGTTGATAGCATGATCGATAGCATATGTACTCGGGTCTTGGACATCCTTGATCTGTGCTTTAGTTGCCCAGCCCTCAAATCCTACGCCTTTGACTCTAACTGACTGGTCGGATTCATCGATCTCTAATACCTGAACCGTTGCTCGATATAATGTTCCCGGCACCTGTATGACGACTCCTCCACCGACCTGAACAGTTTTCTCGATTACGGTTTTGTCGGGGCCTGGAGTCTGAATAATCATTCCTGCACCCCTCCGATGGGAGGCCCCAACTTGATAACTTTATCATCTAAGTGAGTGACCCGAAGTATCATACAGGTGTTCTCCGCTTGATCGGAACATACAACTCGGATGAGTTTGTCTTCATGCACCGGTAATTCCCCGGCATCCACCACTTCGACCGAAAGCTTGAGGTAGTCTTCTGTGCGACATACCCTATCTACATCGGCCATCTTCATGGGAACTGTGAGGATTGCTTCCTGCATCGAAGGGTCTTTCTCTTCTTCTTGTAGGAGTAACACGAGATTATGCAGAGCACCCAGGTCTCGATTTACGAGATAGTCATGCATATACTCATTGACCACTATTTGTATTGCCATTTAACACCCCTTCTAGTAAAGCTCGACACTGGGCTTCTACCTCTGGGGAAAGGATAAACTCCTCACCCGTATCGGACCCCAGAACTGAATGAAGTTCAGTATCAAGCATCCTTTCAATCAGTATATCACCATCCAGAGTCAGAAGTAAAACAGTGCCCGTCAGTACCTTGGAATTGGGCCAAGAACCCACGAGAAAATCTTCCAGAGGAGCCATCATATCAAGAGTGAAAATGACGTTCTTCTGGCCGGTGTCTTCATTTATCTGGACAATGATTCTTGCTTTCATATGCGCATGTTATCCACATCTGCACTACTGCGTGGAGGAGGAATGACTGCATCATCAGACACTACCTCGGCTGGAGCACCGATATAAGGTTCCAGAATCTTGGGTATCTCGAATAGAGTCTGCATATCCTTAGCCCCGAAGTGCCGGGCACCTTGGTAAAGCAGACCAACATATTCCTTGGGCTGAGCTTTCGCCAGCTTTCGGTAATTCTGAATCGGCACATCGATATGCCTAAAAAACGGGTCTTGGTTCGTGGTCGGCTTGAGCCAATGAATCTCATGCGTGACTGACAGGTAGTCGTAGTGCTTGAGCGTTTTCCAATCTACAGCATGCCAGTCAAGACCGAATCGCTCGAAAATGGTCTGAGTTATTGAATCTTCCAACTCAGCAAACCACGCCATCTGAGGCATCATCTTCAACGGATGAACCACCTCACCAATAAGGGCCTCAGCAGCGTCGTGAAGTAGGATAGCCAGTGCTGTTGCCGGGTCTACCCTACCATCGGCCATATAGAGGGCATAGCACATAGCTGTATGACTCAGAACATCCCATGGCACAGGGGTTTGGCCGTTGTATCGATTGGCCTGTGAGAGACCCCAGGCGATGTCCCAGGCATTGATGTCAGAGGACTTGATATCGAACAAGTCAACTATGCGTTCAGAGACCAGTGATAGTTTGCCCTGTTCACATTCTTTCAGGTTGTTCATTGTCCCGTGCTCCCGAACCCCGCTGCTCCGCGAGTCCTGTCCGGGAGTTCGGTCGTCTCGCGGAGCCTCGCTTGGAAGAAGGGCTTTACCTCCATCTGGGCAAACTTATCGCCTGCCTTGATGGTAAACTTCATCTCTTCCTGACGATCAGGTAGATGGATTCCAAGGTGGGTCACCTGTTCGAGTGCCCACATCTTGAGGGAGTCGGCCCAAGTGTAGTTGCGTTCCATACGAACACATATCTCCCCGGTATAGCCCGCATCGATGACACCGGCTCGAACGTGAAGATTCTTGCTCATACCAGAGCGGTCATGGAGCTTGGCTCCCCATCCGGGCGGGAATGCTACGTGAACGCCGGTTCTGACCAGCTTTATCTCACCAGGCATGAACGTGGTATCTTCCAGAGCAAATAGGTCGCAACACATATCTCCGAACTCGGGGTCATTGTGTGCATACGCGGGCATAGTTGCCCCTGATTCCAGCACTACATCGAGGGGCGGCTGGATACAAAGCTTCAGCGGGTCTCCTGGTAGCATGTCTCCTATTGGCATTATTGTGTTACCTCCTGGGACGGTGTGTCCACGGTTTCAATGAGGGCGACTCGACCAGCAATCGATTTTGCATAATTCCGAGCCTCCACTTCATTCTCTGTTACCAAAATAACCCGCTCACTACCACCTGGAAGGGCTTCATAAACAGCCCATTTTTGAGTAGCAGTAGGCGGGTTCTTTGGGTCAAACGGACATGGTGTAGTCATAGACTAATCTCCTATTCAAAAGCTTTGAATGGCCTGAGAATGTTCTCACGTACCTCACCAGCGTCTCGTAAGGTCAGGATTCCAGGGCTGCCAACCCATTCTGATTTTAACGTAATTCTCGGTAGCTAACCAGCAACACAGTCTCGTGTATTCTGAGACTTTAGGCTTAACCATTCAAATTGGAGCCGCAGGTTGGTTTTGCCATAACCTCCCGGCATGGAGCCGGGTACCAGATTTGAACTGGAAGTCTCTGCCGAGACAACCTGCGACATAAATTGGTGGAGCCGGAGGGTATCGAACCCTCGTCCAAAGCACTGTTAACTCCAACTTCTACGAGCGTATCCACCATTGTATTCTTCCCCGCTTTACATTGCTGGTGGCCCACACAGGCGGCATGGCCCTCCAAGTATACTAGAACGATAGGGCCTCCTTGGAGGTCAAGGCTCCTAAAGACTCTCCGTGTTTTTAGCCGGTGGAATTACGGAGACTCATATCCATCGACAGCCTGGCCGTTAGGCCGCGAGCAGCATTCCCTCGTCTACGCGATCTCTCGCATTGATCTGGTCCACGATACTCTGGCAAATACCATCTTCATTCTTCGCATTTACTTTTTTGATCGATGATTAAGGAGGCCAACGATCAATCCTCCGCTCGCTATCAAAGCCTACATGAACCCTGTCGAATCCAGATCGGCCCCAAAGTTTATGCATGTAGTCCTAGCACCACATGCATAGGAGCAATGCCATACTAGAGCACTCCCCTTTTATTTGTTCAGATTCGTGGTCACCTTCACCGGCCACAATTGATGACTCTTAATCTGAACAAATAAAAGGGGGCGGGGTGCTTGAGAATAACCTTTTACACCCCGCAAAAGGGAAACATCAATTACGCACTCGCTGCCTTGATTCCTCAAAGCTTACATACTTAGTATAACCCATCAGATTGGAGTGCGCAACTGGTATATTTACCTGGTTTCTTGACTTGTTTCCAGGGCCGCAATCTTCGCGTTCACCTGAGTGAGCCATGTCTGCATAAAGGCCCTCCAGTCCTGCTGTGAGGCTGTTAGTGGGGCCTTAGCATCGAGAGAGGCAATTTGCTCCTCGACAAACTCTTTCCATGCCAACAAGCTCGCCATCTTTTGATCTGTGTTCGAGACCGACATTGACATGCTGGATTCCATACCCGGAGCCATTCGCAACTGCTGCTCCTCGATGGTGGTTATATAATCAATTGATGTCGCCCGGACACGCCCATAGCAACTGACACCGGTCACTGCGATATAGTCATTCACAGCGTACGGCGTCCCAGACCAGACAACTTGAGTGTTAACTTCCGAGCCGTCATCTATCGTGTAGATTCCTGAAGCTACATCGGTTATCTTGCCCCAAGTTCTTATCAGCAGCCCAACATTTATGCCACCAATGGCCTTGTTGTTCATTCCCAGAGGTGCCGGTATATTCGAGGGGCTGCCCGTGGTCGATGTAACAAACGAGGATTGTAACGTAAGCTCATTATTTACCATGGCGTATTGACCGTCCACGGTTACCAGGTCTCCAGCAGCTACTAAACTTGTAGCAGCTATCTTGGTACCAAAGACTCGATTCGTTTCTTCGGTATAGAATCTATCGCCAAAATTACCGGTGACCACCTTATCTCGTAGCTCAACCCAATCGCCCACGGTTCTTGTGTTGGTCAGGGCTGAGGCTCCCTCATAGCAGCCCCTATCAACAGTGGTTCCAATCCTTCGTGGAAGACCAACGAGGTCTCTCCAATTACATTCTCCACCGTCATAGGTATTGCTTCCAGAACCTATACATGTCGATGTGGCCTGCAACCTGTAATCAGTACCGGTGAGAAATAGAGGATTATCCTCATTGTTCCCATCAAATCCAATGGTCGGCCAATGACTTAAAGCTGGGTAATATGCAGAGCTGGACTCAACTGATGTATTTCCATAAAAGGTGGTATTACTTATATCTGTAAAAGCACCATTATGTTCTTCATCGAAGTAATAGGCTCCGCCAAGATCAGCACTGTTATTGGCAAAGATGTTATTTTCTATGTAAGGCATACATATATTGCTTAACCCACCAACCACATAGATGCCACCACCTCTGGTTGGTCCTTGCCCTAAACCAATAACAACGTTATGGTTATTAACGATTGTATTGTTATAGATGAAAGGCGTTCCACTGCCAGATAGAAAAATGCCTAATGCACCATTCTTTATCAGGTTACTCGTTATAAGCGAGGAACCTCCCATGGAAATGATGCCCCCGAATATGCCTTCCGATTTCCATGAGCCACCAGAGATAACATTATTATCTATGCGAGCTGAGATCGAAGAAGGTGTACCATCATACCCGAGGTAAATACCTTTGCCATAGGTATAGACATTTATTGTGCAGCTTTTGATAACCGTCCCACTCGCTGCATTCTTGACAGATATGGCATTGAAATGTCCACCTACTATAGTAAAGTTTTGAAGTGTAGTAGGTACACTTACCACGACGCCATAACCACTCGAAGAGGCATCGATAGTGGGGCTATTGACTCCTGTCACAGTCAACTGTTTGGTAAAGTCCAGGGATTCAACATAAGAATGCACCCCATAGACATAGATCGTGTCCCCATTGCTTGCGGCTGTAATTGCCTGTGCAATCGTGTGATAAGCATGGCCCAGATCATTTCCAGGACCATTATTAACCGAATCCCACTTGACGTAGAATGTGGCTGAGAAAGCCACGGTGCAGCAGCACAAAATCAGTGCCAGCACCAATACTGATTTAATTATTTTCAACTTTCCTTTCCTTTCTGTAGGGTTGTCCTACTACGGGTTATACTTCTGTATTATAGCCCACGATGTAGCAAGCAGGCAACTAGCATATTTACCTGTTTTCTCGTTTCTTTCGGTGGAATACAAAATGAAGGTCATACCAGAAAAAGATCAATCCGCCAATAAGATTGGCGATAACCGTGGCCCATAGTGAGCCTATACTGGGAGCCAGATACTTTACGCATGGGGCTAGAATTGGTGTGGAAAGTTGCCAGCGCAACAGGTAGAGCAGGTATCTACGTTTTAAGGTCACGAAATCACTCCAGGTAAAATGGTGCCGGGTTAGCAGCCCAGCACCATTTTACCATATTGGTGACTACTCGTCTTTCTTCTTGAGCGTCTTGTCTCGCGTCTTCCTGCCGACCTTGGCCTCACCAGAAGCTATCTGTTCCAGCGGAGACTTGAGGGATTCCTCAGTATTAGCCACAACTTCGGCCACTGATAGAGTCTCAGGGTCGTCTCCAGCGGTTGCAGTCGCCGCATCTTCCGTTGGGGGGTTTTCCTTGAAACCCTCATAATCTATGGGCACCAGATTGTCACCGTTGCACTCTACGCAGACCGTAGAACCAGCATCATTCGGATGCCCACAATCCGTGCATTCCATCAGAGGTTTCTCTGCCTCAAGTTTCTCACAGTCGATGGCTGGTATACCGTCATCATTGAGATAGCCGTCCTCAGAAGCCACCCAGGTATCCCCGAAGGTCACCTCGTCTGGTTCGATCATTCGGAAGTGCTCTCCGGCTTTGACATCCACCAGAGATTCTACGCGTACCCAGGCACATTCCCGGAGCACGTCTACCTTGCGCATGGCATTTGTTATTGGCTCACCCTCGGCTCGTTCGCCCTCAATCGTACCGACCTGTCCTTCGATCTCTTCACCATCTATGGTGACCTTGGTCTCCGGCAGTTCATCATCTTCGGCCTCGGGCAAATCGCTGTCATCCTCGTTGAGTGAAGTGACAAGCTTCACGATGGCCATGTACTTGACTGCCGAAGGCACAGCAATCAGTGTTGAGGCCACGGAACCCTCTGGCAGACCCGCCAGGAACTCTTCGATTGCTTGCTTGACTCCGGGACAGGCATGCCAGTCATAATCATGGATGTAGAACTTACCACCCTGGATGAGCTTCGGCCAGAAGAACTTCAATCCGGCCAAGGTAGCCTCGTAGTTGTCTGCGTCCAAGTGGACAAGGCAGAACTCTTCGTCCTCAAGTGAGTAGTCACTGGTGAGGTAGATTTCTGCCGACTCAGGGAATATCCCTGGAACGATGGTGTGGTTGTCACAGCCATCAGCAAGATAGGCCGCAACATCATCATGTGCGGCAGGGAAGTCTCCCACTTTATGGCCGCCAGCGTCAGCCACCGGATTGCCCTCGAATGTGTCAAAGAGCCAGAACTCTTTTGAAGGCAAGCACTTCATCATGAACTTGGCACTGCCCCCTTTGAATACGCCGACCTCTGCCACCGCTCCGGGCAGCCCCTCAACCATCTGACACGCCTGATAGAGGGTGTGCAAGTTGTCTCCCGATAGGGATGTGCGGCCAAAAGAGGCTCGCATCGCATCTTCAAACGGAATCATGTTGGTTCTCCTTCTGTCCATTGGGATGACCACAGTGCGGCCACAGATGACCAAGAGTAAGTTTCCCTAGCCCACCGCATCATCTGTGCCCGCTCATACTCAAATGTGCCACCTATACTCATTTTCAAAGCACTGATAAGCACCTGAGTAAATTGATCTTGGCTACATTTCATACCGAACTTTACAGTATCAACCATTCCTCCTTGCATGACAACAACAGGAATGGCCCCACCGAATTGTGCCTTTATTGTAGTGGCAGGACTGATCTCCGGGGCAAACACGCAGGGATATCCGAAGATACCAGCCTTCAACGTCTCCACTATTATGTCCTTATAACCGAGTTTGTGCATTGGCAGGATGCCCAGTTGCTCGTTTGCCGGTCGGAAGTGCTCTGGCTCCCACCAAAATGAGGCTAGAGTGGCTTCTGGCACAGCGGCCTTTACCAGGGGCCATACCTCACGAAGCCGGTCAAGACCCCGACCAGGATGACTGAAGTAAAGCACTCTGGCCCGATCTCGAATATCACCAAGTACCTCCATGGCCCAGTTATATTCGTCCCAGTCTACTCCGATTGGAGCCACGAAGATGTTGTTCTCGGGCACACCGGCGTTCTGATAGATTCCCGAATGATAGTTGTTCAGTAGAACAAACTTATCGATGTGTTCGATAGCTCCGGGCATCTCATCTTTGGTTGGACAATGAACTCCCAGAGGAATGTCATGACACCAGAGCCACTTATACTTTGCATCCACATTCTTCAGCAGATGCCAGTTTCTCCAGGCCACATAAACATCAACTTCAACTCGCGGTTGATCGTGGTGTCGATACTCTACGCCATTCCAAATCCCGGCCCACTGTTGGCAGTTGTTGTAAACTGTGACCATGTGTCCCAACTTGGCAAGCTCACGGGCCAAGAGAATGACGCACTCTTCGGAGCCGCCTATGCCATCGAGCACACTAGGGTCAGACCACTCGTAGTTTGGGCCGCCTGTTGAACAGTCAAAGAGAACTCTCATACCCCGTCACCACTCCTCATCTTGAGCAGGAAAGTATTATCAATGAGCCAGCCGGATACTTCCCCGGTCGCCCGCAGAGGCTCATACTGAGCGAGGAATGCCCGCATCTCATCTTGTAGAGGATGAATGAGATACCCACGCTCCTCGAAGAGATTCAGCCAGAACTCATGGGGCTGCTCGTTGACATGGTAGGTGCCACCTTGACCGGGCACGGCTCCGCTGAAGACAACGATGTCGGCACAGTCCCGCAGGCTATCGATCAACCTCTCCGACCAATGCCTCTCCAGGTGCTCCGCGACCTCAAAACAGATGGCTAGATCGTAACGCACTTCAGGCTTGAATGGGAAGCGGAGGTCTACTCTCTCGAACTGTCCCTCGGCAAGCAGGCTGCCACCAGTCGGACATGCATCGACCCCAAAGACCACACAACCGGCCTCAGCAAAGGGGACAAGGTAGAGACCCGGCCCACAACCTACATCAATGACACTCTTCGGGGCCAGCTTCTCCAGGAACCAAGCTCCCAAGCCCTTAGCCTGGATGCTCTCCACGGCTACAACGAAGTCCATCATCTCTGGATATTCGCCGTTCGGGTCATAGCCATCAAACGGCTTCTTCGGCTCATAGTGACTCAATGCCCTACTCCTTCTGTTTCTTCCACACGACTGCAAATGACCAAGTATCCACGCCCTGTTCCTTGAAAAACTCAGGACTGAGAATGAGTTCTACTTCCAGTGGCAGATCGAGCTTTATCACCATCTCAGTCAACGTGGTCTCCCACCAGTCCATCTTGTGGCTGCCGTTGGCCTCGGGAGTCCCTGCCTTCGGGTAGTAGTCTCCGTGGGGCAGCACCAATATAAGCTTACCTCCGGGCCTGATGACCCGGCACCACTCAGTCAGCTTAACCTCGGGGTCAGCGAAGTCTTCGAGAACGTGGCTGGAGTAAATGTAATCCAACTCCCCATCTCTGAACATGGGCAGGCCGTTGTTGAGGTCATGGCCGAAGTAATTCTCGCCATCATACATCCGAGCCTGTTCCGGCTCTCCATAAAATGAGAACTCCACACCGATGGCTGTATCTACGATCTTTGCACAGCCACAGCCAAGATCAGCTCCCCGACCTCTACAAAACTGTGCCAGGTAGGGTCTCAATTTACTTGTTTCATCAGATACTGTCATATCAGTTCCTCTCTTGATGGTACGTCATCCACAAGGTTCCAAGACTCCGTATCATCAGGCATATACTGACTCCAAGAACCAAGGGGGTTGAACTCATTTTCCTTATGCCATGCGGCATTTGGAGTGTGTTCGCCCATCTCCCCACCGATTGATTGGATTCTCGGCATCCGAGAAAACAAACAATAGTCGCCCTCTCGATAGGTCCAGGAGATATGCCAATCAAATCGGCCATTCGGGGAATCAACTTTCGGAATGTAGTTCATCCCATCCATTCCGTACAATCGCTCATAGCGATCACGCCACATAGCCCATCCCCAACTTGAGAACGACTTGAACTTCTTGAGCACGGCATAGGGCTGTCGCGTTAAGACTTTCTCATGGTAGTCCATAGGATGGTAACGCTCATACCCACATACAGCCACACAACTCGGGTCATTACCAAACTGCCTACACCACTCGAAGTATCGAAGGGCGTCTGGGGCTGGTATGGTATCATCTTCCAGGAATATCACATAATCGCTCATCTCGTAAGCCTTGGGCAGGATGAACAACTTGTTCAGATCGATACCTTTCCTGGGGTTGTTGTAGTAGATGTGAGTCTTACATTCCTCCCGCGCATTGGAGAATCGGTGGGCCATGGCCTGAACTTCAGAGCAGGCATCATGATGTTCCGGGGCGTAATCACAGGAGATGAAGATCGTGTAGTCTTCGATACCATAACACCTGTTCAATGCATCAAAAAGTATCTGAGTATACTTCGGCCTTCGGTATAGTGTTATTGCAATTACTTTGGGCATTTAATCATCTCCGTTTTTCAGCATCTCTGCAAGTTCAAGACAGAGCATATGACTCAATATCAAATGTGTGTCTTCGATCTGCTGCATCGAAGTGGAGGCCACGACCAAAGAAAAACCAGCTCGTTTTGCAAGTTCCCCGCCCATGCCGGTCATTCCGATGGTAATGATACCATGATAACCACAATACTGCACGGCCTCTAAAATATTCCCAGAGTTTCCAGAGCCAGAGAATGCTATCAGCAAATCTCCTGGAACAGCCCAATTCTCAAGCTGTTCTACAAAGATTCTACCATAATCAACATCGTTGGCCCAGGTGGTCAATACTGCTACATCAGCAGTGAGGCTCATGGCTTTAACCTTACGTCCCGAGGCTGTAGATACCAATTTACCCAGGTCGTTGGCCATGTGACTGGCTGTCGATGAAGAACCACCATTGCCGATCAGAAAAACCTTAAATCCCCGATCTATAGCTTGGTGGAGCTGGCTCAAAACTGCCAGGTATTCACTCTCATGGATAGTATCCAGGACACCATGCAGCTTACACAGATAGTTATTTACTCGATCATGTAGCATTACTGTCTCCCTCTAAACTCGATCTGATTGCTCGGGAGCCATAGCAGCTCAGGATTGTAGTGCTCGAAGCATAACTGCTTCCAGACATCTATTGGACGCCGTAGCTCATCCGCGATACAGCACTCCCACTCTACCCACTCACTGGTGACCGTAGGAGTATAGTCCTTGATTTCCAGGATATAGGTGCGAAGAGGAGCAAACTCATCTACCTCTTCACGCATCCGGTCAAAGAACTCACGTATGACCTGAGCCGGGTCTTTCAGTCCCATTGAGAATATACTCGGCACATAGAAATACACTTCCAGATCGGTTTCCTGGATGATTTCCTTGGCCATGGCAAACTGCCTGTCAAGTAAATCCATTCCGGTATTCGTGGCTTTTGATGCATCATTCGCACAGAATCCCTTGAAGCAACCGGACAAGGCCACGTTCGGATGATAGGTTAAGGCTGCCACCGACTTATTGTATTCCTCGATGAAACTACTTCCCGTGGCGAGGTTCGTATCTATCCAGAGGATGGCATTCTCATCCTCCATCTTATCGATCATATCTACCAGGAACTCAGGAGCCAGAGTCGGCTCACCACCTGAGATTCGGAGCACATGACCCGCCCCGGAATCCATCCACATCTCTATAACATCGTCTGCCGAAAAATACCTGCCAAGTTCCAGGCCATCGGCCTCAGTGAGACCTACACGTAGTTCCTTGGGCACATAACAGTACCAGCAGTCCAGATTACAGTCAGCCACTTGCACCACGAAGACACTGTTATAGTCATTCCAGGTGCCACCAAAGAGAGCTTGTCCCAATTGGTAAGGCTGAGGAAATACCGGATATGCCGGGTTAACCATATTACGAGGTTTCACGTAGGTCTTGATTCGGTAAAAATCCTCAAGCTTACTGGTTTCCTTGCCCACATTGTCTGCTATCATCTCCGGCGAGGATGTAAACTTCGCCAGGAGTACCTTGTGATCTCTGTATATGCTCATCTTTCAATTCCTCCGCTACCTGGAATGCTTTATCCAGTACGTCAATAATCTGGTCCCTGAATAAAGGCTCAGAGTAGCCCTGTATCATCACACCATTTCTGGAAGCACTAACCTCCAATGAGGAGGACTCGTTTCTTTCCTTCCACCGGACCACCTTCCCGTCGAAGAGGCTGTCCGTTTCCGTCCGTGAGAATTGTTCCTTCCCTGCCGTCATCGCTATGCCCTCGCATCTCTACGTCCTGAGCAAACCAGAACATCAGCTTCTCAAGATCGTATTTCGTGATCTGTTTACCACGCTCAAAATCCTCCTTGATACCACTGTGCACTTTCCTAGTCCAAAGGCTCATTCCCTCCCCCAAAACGCCTTCCACAATGGTAAGAGCTTTCTCAACAGTTTTTGGGTCAAGACCATCCTGACCCTTGATACCAAGTTTCTTGGCCTCAGCACGGGCCTGAGCAATCTGCTCCTTGGTGAAGTGCCCTATATCTCGCGGAGCAATTACTATACCCTTGCATTTACAGATGCCACATATATCTTCACTCTGCGTGACCTTTACTGCTCCCAAGTTACTGAGGTCTTTACCAGTTCGAGTCACGCAGTCCCAGCATATAAGATCGGGATAAGTTCGCTTGCTCATGCTGCTTTCGGTCTCCTATATTCACCGTCTATCAGGCGTTCCAACATCACAGAGATGTCTTCTTCATCGATCTCCCAGCCAAGCTTTACCCAGCCAGGAACACGTCCCGGAGGTCGAGCAAAGAGTTCAAGGCCAGGGACATTTCCAGTCAACATTTCGATACGAGCACGTGCCTCCTCGGGCTTGGCTGAATGTCCCAGCATAGGAGCTATGATAACATCCGTATCAGGATAAGTAGCTGCATACTCTTCCCAGTCTGGAGCAAATATGATTTGCTTTACGCTCCTGGATTGTCGAAGTTCAGTGGTCTTCCCCCGTTTGCCTACGAGACATATCTCCGCGTTGGCATTGGTGTAGTAGCCTTGACCCGATCTCACTCCACCTTTGAGAATAATATCCTTCGGGGACAGAGCAAATCCGTCAGAACCACCATTTTTATCGGCACCGACCATGACCATATTCATCTTGGGAACAATGATCTTGCCTCGGGCGTTGAGTTTTACCCAAGTGAATGCATTCGTGGTATACTCGAACCCCCAGGCTTCCATGACAGCCAGGGCCTCTCTGAGTTTGGGGAACGTAGCCCAATGAAACAGGATACAATCCTTGGCTGCAACTTGATCGATCAAGGGAGCCATTGCAGACAAGTCTTTGACACTCATCTGCTTGTAGGGCGTGCCCCCACGTGCCGAATCGTGATCTTGCGGGTTGTCGTACTCCCACGGACAATCTGTGTAGATTACCGGAAAGCCGCCACCTATGTTAATTCCCATTCTTCATCTCCAGTTCCGGGAGAAAGGCCAACGGAGGCAAGCCTCTCCCCCGGAAATCTATTAGTTAAGTCGGTCAGGTTTTGTGGGCGCAGGTGGTGGCCCGTAGCTGGCCTTAACAGGCTCTCCCTTGGGTTCTGGTTTAAGCAATGATCTCTTATACTTCCAAGTTCCGAGATTCACTCCCCAGTACGTCGGCCAGCACAATCCCTGGAAAAGCACGTTGACGTAGTTGACCTGGATGTACTGCGGTGGGGCACCGGCCTTATCCATCTTGTCTCGAACTTCAGACAGCTCATGACCGCTGGCATACCCGCTGTAAAGCCAGGTAAATACCATTAGAGTTAAGTAGATAATCAATATTATTAGCAAATGTCTCTCCTAATGCTGCCCACTGAACTTGGTTACGATGTTGTTCAACATCATTCCCAGAGCTTCTAGGGCGACTACGGCATCATCGGTAGCATCGTGAGTCTGTTCATTCTCGCCTCTGATGCCGTAGTAAGCGATGATATTCTTCAGACTCGTCTTAGGTTCGTCATGCACCCCGAGGAAACGAAGCAGTGTCCATAGCCTCTTGGTGCAGTTCCAATCGCAGCGATCAGAGAAGTAGTCATTGTCTCCAACCCGCTTCTCCAACGCTCGAAGGAAACCGTGATCGAATGCAGCTTCCTGTGCCCATATACGACCACCCCAACTGTCGGATGTGCCCAGGTGCTTCTCCAAGAAGTCTAACAGATCATGGTATACTTCGACTTCGGGAGTTCCCGCATCCTGCAACATCTGAAGACTGCTGTGCTGAATCTCCAAGGCACCGGGACTGACAGCCATCCATTTGCTCGGCTGGACATACGTCTGGTAGACCTCACGTATTACAGGTTTACTACCTGGTTCGATCTCGAATGCTATGGCCGCGACTTGGGTCAGAGCATGGACCTTCGGGTCAAGGCCCCCAGTTTCAGTATCGATGAATACACCTAACAAAGGTCTCTCCTTCTGGGGACAGCCGTCCCCCGTTGCTGAACAACTTCAGCAGCGATTTGCATTGCTTCGTGGAATGTCTCGGGACCATTGTCACCCATGACAGCAATCACGGCAGCAAGAGTGTCCCCGGCCCCTGAGACATCAGCCACGGCTACCACTTGTCGGGCACTATAATAATCAGTAACATGATCTTTAGGCCGCAGAACAAGTAGTTTCTCCTCTCCTCGGGTCATAACTAAAGTGCTGTTTCCTATCGGGTCAACATGCCCTCCATTAAGCAGCACTCGTATTTGATGCAAAATCTGTTCATCATATTCGATATCACCAGAACAGTAGAGTTTGTGTGCCTCAAACCACTCGGCCCGATTCATTGTGATGACATTGGCATTGAGATATCGAAGCAAGTTTTGGGGCTTGCCATTGACCACAATAAACTTACCATGCTTTTTGAATAACTTGATTGCATACTCAGTTACCCACTGACATGTGCCCTTATCGTAGTCACTTATGAACAGACAATCACTCTCATACTCAGCAGCACGGAGTCTTCGCCTGAGAGCAGCCGTGCAGGATTTCTTGGTGAGAGGGTCGGGGGTTTCCATGTCAACTCGAATGAACTGATGCCCAGTCGAGTCCACAACACGTTCCTTAGAAATGGTGTCCCAATTCGAGGGAATAACACATTTGTTTACTATCCCAAAATTGGTAAGGACTTGCGTCAGAATACTACCTGTGTCGTCCTTGCCGATGTAACCAATCAAAATCGCCTCGGCTCCCAGCACAGCACAGTTTGCAGCAGCATTGGCCGCGCCACCAGGAGTATAGTGATTATGCTCGAATCGCCCAACTACTACAGGGGCCTCCTGTGAAAGTTTGGTGGGTGTGATAGTCCTATAGATATCGAGCATCACATCGCCAAGAACACATATTTTCATGCCTGATTGCCTCCACACACATTCTACCCCATAAACAGCTAAGGGTGCAAGCTAGTATAATTACCAGTCTTCAGGGATACCAGTAATAGTGACATTGAAAGTCTCATCGATGTTGTAAATCTCATCAACAAGTTTGGCTTCCAAGTCCGGCACCTTCTTGTAGATCGTGACATAGAACACCCCAAGATCGCCCTCTTCAACTACGTACTTGGTAGTATCGGTCGCAGCCCCATCCTCAAAGTGGTAGAGTCCTGCGAGGCCCAGGGCTGCTTCCAAAGCTTTATGCGTCTTATGACTGAATAGCTCCCGGTGAGTGTCATCGTATAAGGGCATATGCAGGTAAAACTCTACATTGAAATCTACAGTGAAATCAATTTCCAGAGCATCATCAGCAACGAATGATTCAGTTTCCTTTCCATCCAGGAACGCAGTAACCTGATTCCAGTTGGTCGAGGCTTTCTTCAGAAAATCCCTGGCTTCCTGTTCGTGCTTGACACTATCATCCCACAGATCATCGTCCCGGTACCGTTCCACCTCATCTGTGATAAGCTGCCCGATGACTGTAGGCTCCAGAGCATCAAGTTCCCAGGACTGCCTACCGAATCGCTCCATGTAACTGGCATATCGAACATCAGTCATCTTGGCCGGATTTGGTGGTGGGCCATACTGTTCGATCTGGTCCCAGTTGAGAGCTATACGATTCAGGAAGAAGTTTCGCTGTGGGTCAGGCATTCCAGTTTCATTGAAGTAGTGATACTCCCAGAACATACGAATGCGTTCTTCGATATCTCGGCTCATATCAATGCCAGAGGGGTCATGGTCACCAAGATGAATGATGAGGCACTTCTTGCCCTTTTGGGAATAGCTCATAAGCCTGCGAGCCGTCTTCCACATCTCAGATTGACTCACATAGCCACGGCAGGAGAAGTAGCTTACATCCAGGGGCGTGCAGGCTGTGCCAACCACACCGATCAAAGCGTCCTTTTCAACGAACACCTCGATATGGTATTCCTGATCGGCCCACTTATCGATCTCGTACTGGTAAGCGCATGCACTGATGATCTCTCCGGGGGAGTTCCAGTGGCTGTTGCCTTTGAGGTTCCTGGTTCGATCTTCAATGGAGTTCCAATCAACCAGTCCGGCCAACCGTGCATTATTCAGTATCTCCCCCAGCCTCTTGTAAGCTTTGTCATTATTGGGGATATAGTCCCGGCTCACCATCTGGTAGTATATCTGCCTAAGAGTCAGGTCATACCCTTGCTCTTTGTAGGTCTTGATGACATCATTTACCAGATCGATGAGATACTTGCTTTCCGATTGAAACTTGGTTTCCTTATAACAAATCAGCGGCACGGGTGGTAGACCTCCAAGCACTAAAGCTACTCACATTATAGCTCAGGCTGCTTGCTTTGCATACTGGTAAATATACCAGGTTATTGAAGCATTTTTTCCATATCTTCAAGTTCGGTCGAGACCTGTTTGCGTTCCTTGGCAAGTTGGAACTCTTCCTCTTCATGCCCACAGCTCTCGCAAAAAGCGACCTTGGATTCAAAGTCATAGGCTATTCGTTCACCCTCTTCAATCGGGTCGCCACAACCACCGCACTTGGACTTCCATCGGGAATCCATCCATTTGATGGTGGTATTCTTATTTCTTTCCATTGTCCAAATCCTCTCGCAAACCATCAAACATATTGTCAATATGGTCACTCGTAGTTTGCCTACAAGCCTGTCTGAACGACCCAGCACCCTTGCATGGCTCGTAGTTGTCACCATCGATCTTGTGCTGCCATTTGTCCTGATAAAATACCGGCTCCTTGCCCTTTAAGCACATGGCACATACACCAGGCAATGACTGCTCCAGTAGTTCATCTATCTTGGCCTGAGCTGTCATCACTATTCGCCGACCGGCCTTGGCTTCCAGGCTCTCGATACTAAAGTTCCGCAGTATATCGATGAAGTTTGCCTCGGCCTGCCGCAATTCCAGTGCAGCAGCAACAATAACATTGAGCGTCATTATAGTATCCAGGTGACTCATCTCCCGGTCACGCTGGCCGCCAAGGATAATTTCTGTTCGACGGCTACTGCACAGGTGCTTTACTTCGAGGTCAGGTCTCGAATCAACCGCCTCATCAGCTTTTTTGATATCGGTGTGTTCCTGTCCCATTTGAGAATACTCCCATAGTCTGCAAGTGTGTAACGGATACCAGCGGCACGCCCGCCATTGACGAATACAAATGCTGCCTCATAATGAGGATGCATGTCCTGACATAGGTCCAGGGTGCTGAACTCCAACTGTCGCCTCTCAGCCAACAAGTCATCTAACATCAGAAGGTCATTCATTGTGGCGTAGGGCTGGTCCTGAACAGTATAGGAATGAATGTCTCGGACACCCAACTTTGCCATCGCTGACAACCACTTACGGGCTTCTTCCTTGCGATCTGTTCGCAATGGCAAAGCTGATAGGGCTACCGCTAAAGAGTTGAACATCTATTCAACTCTCCGGGTATCATCAACTCGAAGTGGGAACCTGATGTCCGGGCGCAAACTCATGTGTATAGTCCAGGCCACATGACTGTATAGGTTCTCAGGCAAATCCTTGATACGGTAGACGTGCACCGGCTCCGAAGTCGGCCATTCGGTCTTGGCCTTTAGAGCTTCGATAATCGGCGTTGAAAACGCTCTAAAGTAATGGACCTGCCAATTCGGACCCTGGAGATAGATAGTCTTTTCCCAAAGTTCGGTTAGCTTTATTGGCAAATGTACTAAGCTCAAACGAGTAAGCCCAGTCTCCTCCAGAAACTCCCGGAGCATGGCCGAATGTGATTCTTCAAGACCGTTGATCTTGCCGCCGACCCCGTTGTAAAGTCCAACCTGATCTGCCGGGTGGTCTTTCAGAATAAGAGCCACTTCAGTGCCCTTGTCGTTGAACATATAACCAACTACATAAGACGGTTCCAAGTTCAATGGGTATCTCCTTCTGCGGGTACTAAATCCCACATTCTAGCATTGATCTCTTCAATGGGCGGGTTCTTCTTAACACCCGCTACCGCCATATCGATACAAGTAACAAACTTGCTTAGAGTATTAGGTACATCAGTGGTCATTTCCTGCAAGGTGATTTGCTGCTTATGACCCACCCCTTCCCAGGTAACCTTAACATTCCAAATGCCATACCTTTTGTCATCCTCATCCAGGGGTTCAAGGTACTCGAAAAATCCGTCCAGTTGTCCAAGTGTATGACTGTTCTCCACGCACACAACTGTGTTCGGAAAGCACCAGTGCATGTCCTTGAAACGCAGCAGAATGTCCTCGGGAATGTCTACATCCATGACGGGGAGTTTGACAGATATCATGGCTTTCAATTTGCCTCGAACCTGCTTGGCCTCAAGAGGCTTGCTCCAGCCATCAGTCAGTGGATTCTGCGCATTTACGAATACATCGAATGACTTCTTGTCGTCCATTTCCCTTTAACCTCGCCCTTGCTGCCCGCTCCTCCGAGTAGGCTGTGCTATAGATCGCATCCAGGTTGCTGTCACCCGTCGGTCTGCGGGGCATACGGCCCTCGGCAGCATCGTCAAGTCCATCCTGTAGTGCCTGCATATCAGGGTTCATAGAAACTACTCCTGTTCAAGAGCTATCGCCAATTCTACTTTCTCAGCTACCTGGGTCCATACGCCCAGCCGGTCAGCCAATTCCCAAGCTGCTCCTGCATGAGGATTTACAACTGCGTCCCGGATGTCTCCATGCTGCCTCTGTTGCAGAATGTAGAGAGCAATAATCCCAGCAATATTTTCTCCCTCTGAATGATCTTGCTCGCTGATAAGCTTGGCTATATCATCTCGGACTTCCAATGCCCAAGCTGGATTTAAGTTATGCGCCTCGAAAATAGTCTCCCAGGTATCTTCGCCCTGAAGACTTTTTACATAGACACAAGGACTATGCTGTTTGACAGAACCCTCTTCACCATAAAACAGAAACAAGGTTCCTTGTGCCTCTTCAGTCAATCGGCCCAGAGTAACAAACTCTCCCTCAAATGCATAGCCGTTACTCTTAGTGACATCTACGCCCTTCAAACGTTTCGCCCATTGCTTAAATCGGTGATCTCCAACGGCTGGAACAACAACTTTAACCTTCATAGTAAATCTCCAAACTGAGCATATAATCAATTACAACTCCAGTATAGCTCAGTCAAAAGAGAATGTCAACCCGGTAAAACTACCTGTCTTTTTTCAGTGGACACCAGTCTTTGTGCTTCCAGAAAGCCATCTCCATTCCAGTGCCCCGGTCAGTCCATTCGCCCCGACAAATCAGGCAGTGCCAGTTACCAGATAAGAATCTACGTAGTAGATTTTTGATATGCAACAAAACTACGTGCCGGAGCTTTTCGATACTATGCACCTCATTAGGTACAAGAGTGTTGAGGTTGAAATTGTTCTTAACCGGCTCTGGTGGCTTTCTCATTTGGCTCCCAGTCCTTGTTGACACCGTAGCAGCGAATAAAGGTCTCGATCTGTTTTCGAGAATTGGGGTGGAGCTTGATAACTTCTATCTGGCTCTCATACCAAGCAGAACAATCGGCCTTGCCTCGGGCGCGAGACATGCCCATCCAGTCAGCAACCATTTCCTTGCAGTAGACCTCGGGAATCTCCAGACATTCCTCCTTGCCGGGGATAATCCAGTATTCCCAGTGGTGTGGGTTCACATGGATGTGATGGAGCCATGCTTGCTTGAAATCCTTATGATACTGCTCATTGACTCCAAACTCCCAGGCAAATCCACCATTAAACTTACTCCCTTGGTCAGTAAAAAACCAGTTCTTGTAAGGCCCCCACTCGGCACGGCTGAACTTACTTAGATCATGGACCAGACCCCGCCAGAGGATACCCAGTTCGATAGCTGCCAGAAGAACCAACCAGCGGTGCTTTACTACATACTTCAGATAACCAAACCACACTTTCATTTCTCACCTATCCTTCTCGGCGGCCACGCCACCGATGATATCGATTTCCGATTAATCACTTTACGAGCACGTTCAGCTACTGGAGTGACCTCCTTGGTAAAGTCGGCATAAGCCAACTGAAACTCATCCACGATATCAGCAAGCTCGGTAATGATCTTATCCTTGGCCGCCACAATCTTATCGTGGTCCTTCTTCAGTATGGTCTCAGGTGGCTTTCTCATTTCAGATTATCCTCCAGTCAATGCAAAAAACAGCACCAGCCATCTACTTGGTTCACCGGCCCAGTCGTTCACTATGTAGAGCAGCACCAGTCTCTCTCGGGAGTAGCGGAAAGCCAGTCATCGAAGCAATAGCTCAGGCATCTACCATATAGTTCCTGTTTCACAGACATCAATTTATGAGTCCAAAGACTCACAGGGATTGTCGTCTCCACAGGCGTTTATACTCTCCAGCGACTTACCGGCGAGATTTATTAAAACTCAAAATATCCTCATTTGTGCTCAACCATCCATACACGACAAACGGCATGTGCCAGTCACCCATATAAAGGCCGAAGCTTGCCAACCACCCGTGAACCACAGCCAATAGTGTCGGGCTTCCTGTGCCAACCGTCCATGCATCCACTCGCTCCAACCACCCGTAAGCTATAACCATTAACGCATGAAGCGTCACTGAGCATGGCCCAACCATCCATAGACTATAGCTACAACGTCGCCTCTCGCCGTGCTACACATTCCAACCATCCATGCACCCGTGGGCTATAGTCCCCGCAGGCGATTTTCGGTAGATTCCCTGCCCAACCATCCATGCGGCTATAGTCCCCTATGACCAAATTATAAATGTACAGGTTCCTACTTCACAGACATCAATTTATGAGTCCGAAGGCTCACAGGGATTGTCGTCTCCATAGGCGTTTATACTCTCCAGCGGTTTACCGGCGAGATTTCTTAGATTCATCGCGGCATTGAGTTCAGCATCGATCTCTATTCCGCACTTAGAACACTTGTACTTCTTGGTTTTCTGCTCTGGTCCAATATTACCACACACAGAGCATGTTCGCATACTTGCAAATCCTTGCTCAGTGGCAATCACATCGATATTTTTCCACTGACCTTTGTAAGCCAGTTGTCGTCTCAATTCCCCCATACCTGCATCAGACATTGACCGAGCAAGCACGTGGGGCGTATCCTTCAGCAGGGCTTGGATATCATAAGACTCAACAACAATAGCCTGTGGAGCCATTTTGATGATCGAAGCACTGACATTGTGCAGATTATGGTTTCGCACATTTGCAACACGAGCATGCAATTTGGCAATCTTCTTGACAGTCTTAGCTCGATTCGAGCTGCCTTTCTGTCTCCGAGACTTCTCCTTCTCTAAACGACGAAGCTTACGGAGTTCATTCTTGAGAGGTTTGACGTTAGGATAGGTCAATCCATTTGAACACGTAGCCAAAGTCCTAACGCCTAAGTGCACCCCAAGCGGCTGATTGACAGGTTTAGGCGGGTCAGGCACCTCTTGTTCGATCTGCACGCTTACATACCATCGATCAGCCACACAGGATATGTGAGCGGCCAAGATTCGCCCACTAAGAGGGATATAATCCTTCTCTTTGAGCCGTATCACACCAATCTTTGGCAGCTTAACTCTATCCGAATAGGCTGTGAGCGCACTACCATACAGACTAAATGATTGCTTGGAATCGTACCTGGAATGAAACTTTGGATATCCAGGCACCCCGCCCTGTTTCACTCGACGGAAAAAGTTATCAAACCCCTTGCATAGATTACGTATCGCGGCCTGAAGCGTACTATTCGATACCTCATACAGCCAGACATGATCAGGCTGACTTTTAAGCTCAGTTAACAGCTTATTGAGGCCGAAAGTATTGATCGACTTGCTTTCCTCTTCGTAGAGCTGCTTGCGTGTTGCCAGTGCCCAGTTATAGATATACCGTGCAGCAGAAACATGCTTTTCCAGCACCTTACGTTGGTCAGCAGTCGGCGCTATTTCAGTCTTATAGCCGCGAGTGATAATCATTGCTTCTCGACCTCTTCGATCACCAGAACGTTAGCCATCATAATAGCATACCTGCGCTCATCGATATCCACGAATGCTCGGGTCTCAGAGAGTCTGGTTCCTGGAGCCAGAAGGCTCTTTGCCGTCTCATCATCCACTGTGTATTCTCGGGACGTAGGCCCTTCATAAGTTACTTTGATCTTAACCATTACAGTAATCCTCCGTAGTATTCTCGCCACTGCTCATCCCACTTTTCTTCAACATCATCGAAACAGGCTGAGCAGCAGTGCACAAAGTTATCCCGATCATCGGGGTAGTAAGATCGCTGTCTACGAGTCTTGGGCCAAACAAACCAGCGGCCACAACCCGCACAGTATCCAAATAGTCGTCTAAGCAGTTTTTTCAAAGCTTACCTTCCCGCTCTTACATCCAGCACAGCCGATCTCCTGGGAGGGGCATCGCTCTGATCTTCCATCGCGGACCAGCGAATATAGAGCACAACCATATAGGACTTCTCCATCGGCGGCCACTGAAGCTCTATGCCGACCTGCTTGCAGGTGGCTGTGACATCCACGCCCATAGCTTCAGGTGTCCACAGTGCCCCCAGGAAACCCTCTACAGGGTGTTTGGCTACAAAGTCACGTAACTCCTTGCGCAAGTGTCCTTGCCAGTATATAGGGCATCGTAGCTGGTAGTCTGAGAAATCCGGGTGCTTGTCTTTCATCATTCGCAGGTAGTCCCCGAAGTTGAACTCCAGAGCCACGACATGAACTGTAGGAGAATACCTGTCCAGGAAAAACGGAAGGGTGCTACACTTCGGGACATTCGGACACCCGGTCTTGTGGCCGTGGTAAGGCTTGGCACACAGGTCTGGTATTGTCCTGTCGCAAACGGCCTTGACCGGCCCCAGCATGTGAATCTTTCTCTGTATGTCCTTCAGTTCCATAGTTTGCCTCCGGTGGAGGAATCTCTGCAAAGGTGCTCATCGGCACACTGCCCCAGCTCTGGAACATACCCAGGAGGCTCATTGTAGGATTCCGACCTTTCTCCTTATCTTCATCTGTCCATTCAAAGAAGCGGGCCGCACGAGCGAACTCAGCCAGCATACGGACAAAGTTCTCACAGGTCATCGGTTTATCGTTTGCAATCTCGATCTTACCAGCTACAAATCCATCTTCACGAATGGTGAATATGATGCCATCTCGACCGCGAACTGTATAACATTTGCCGTGAGTCAGAACATACTCCTCAATAATAATGCCAGTAGCAGTTCGTTCCTCATCGGTCATGTCGGCCCACTTCTTTTGCCAATCCATTTAGATCGGCTCCGCATCGATGAGAACTATACGCGGAAAGTCCTCTCGGAACTCTAGGGTCAATGCCCGGAATACCCTGCGGTGGATATCATCTACAGGCACGTCCTCAAGGTGGAGAACATCAACCGAAAGTTCCGTGTTGACCTGTTTCGGGTCACCGATACCGGGCATCTGCCTGACATCGTAGCCACGGTCATTATCGACATGCGGGGCACAATGTGAGACGCGGTGTCCGTCACCACTACCGAAGACCTTTGGGGTCTCACCCATACCGTGGCGATGCTTCTTTGTGCAGTAGGGACAGGCCGAAAGAACAAGCTGTATGTCCTCCCGAGAAGCAGGTGCAATCGGTATGTAGATGTCACCCACGAACTTGTCTATGTCCGGGATTTCATCATACGCACTGACTGCTGCCATCGCGGTAACGGCCCCGATACAGTCTTTCATCGGAACATCCTTACGATTACACTCTCGCACAAACTCCCGCAGAGTATTGTGCCTATTACCTACAGTTAGATCAATTTGCATATCAGTCTCCTTTTTGCCCTCCTCATGGAAGGGACTTTTACCAATTCTCATCCCCCGGCCCGAAGTGCTCAGGACACAATGGAGTCTTAGTATCCCAGCCCTGGTTCCCAGCCTCACGCTCATCTTCTGCTGCGGAATACTGCTTTGGGTAAGAGTTCTCACACTTCTGGCACTTATACCGAGGAGCCTCATCGTCTTTAATCATATTCCAGATCGTCTGCAAGCCAGCAGCAATTTCGTTCTGGTAGACAACCTGATTCATTCGATACTGGTCAAGGATGATAGCTGTCATGACTATCGACAGTTTATGAACAACAGCAGCAATAGCCTCTTTATATGCAGGCTCTACCTGCTGTAACTGCCCCAGCTTTGAGACCATATTGATGATCGGATTCACGATATCCGTATTGTAGGGATGAGCAAAGAACAGGATACACTCATCTTTGATCTCTCGCATCAGTTTACTTTTCATCGATTGACCCCTTTGAAAAAGTTCAGAATGCAAGCAATGATGCCTATAATGATGACAATAGGGAGCATGGGCACCGGCAGGAATACATTTGCCAGCAGCCAAAGAGCTGCTATCCAGAATATTATACTCAAGCATCCCATAAGCTTAGTCGATGGCTGCCAGTATTACTTCAGCCTCATGTTTGTCAACGATGCATTCACCGTCAATGCGGTAGCAACGCCCCACACTTATTACCTTGAACTTCCCAGGTATCTTACCCTCGGGAAGATTGATGATATCTCCACAAGATGGCAAATTAACCAACTCACCATAACCATAGTGGCCCATGCCCGCGAGCATGAAAGTCACGTCATATGTTCCATGGACAACGACATCTTCACCAGCCATCTCAGTAACCTCCTTCAATCATATTGTGCTCAAAGATTTCAGTGACCATGCTTGACACCACTTCCGGCAGCTTACTCTTTTGTTTAGCAGCAGCCAGGGCCGTAGTCTCATTATATTCCCGATGGATTATATGGTGCTCCCATCTATAGCCTGCGGTCAGAAATACCAGGAACAGTCTATCGGGTTTACGTCTGCCCTGTTTTTGCCTAACCTGTTTTTCAGCCGATATGTCCAACTTACCTTTGAAATCATCACGCTCCAGCAGGCAAAATCGAAACGGATAATTCTCATCAGGGCGCACAAGCACATGGCTCCCAGATACCATAACTACCTCAGCCTCAATTCCTCTTGGATAAGCATGTCCCGTACCACTGTCAGACTCTACAGGCACTATGACATATCCCATGGCATTTGGCGGCTTAGTCGGATTACCTAGCATATTCATGTGCTCAGCCAGTGGTTCTTTTGGAGGCTCAAAATGCCCATACATCGGCGGCTTTACAGGAATATGTACAACAGGTTTATACTCAGGTTTGTATTCAACAGCTTTAGGCTTAGACTCAGTACACTTATTGTACTGTTTCCTGCGCTCAAGTTCCTCATTATCACTGACAAGCTGTCCTATACTTACACCACCAGTGAAGTAAGGCTCGTTCAGATAGTCTCGAAGTCGCTTTTCTTCGGACTCGGCATAACTTTTAAGCCGCTCCTCATCATCGTCTTCTAACTCATAAAGAACATCATCCTCACACATGTCAGCACTCTTCCATCTCAGACTGCCGAATGGAGTCTTTCAATGTAATCTCTTCGCCTTCCCACTCCGGGTGCTTGGCATCAGTGATCTTGGCTACAACTTCCAGAACCCATATGGCCTTCTTACACTCGGTATCCCCATAGACATCAACCGAGGTCTCTTCGATCTGAAAATCATGATCGTCCAGGTCTCCCTCAGCTTCTTCCATGGCAAACTGCATCTGTTCCATCTGCTCGGCAGTTAGGTCTTCTTCGGTGACAATATGAACTGTGCTCAGGAACTCCATCCGAGCTTTCTCTCGGGCAGCTTCGATCTCCTCATCAGTATGTTCCGTATCAATGAAATCCTGAACACCCTGCGTGGCATCTTCCCGTTCGATCACGATAATGCCGGTCAACATATCGGTGCCACAGTCTTCACAGCCGAGAGTGAACTCGTATTCGGCTGAGATTAAACCATACCCATCAATGTCAAGTGAAGTCTGATTGACATCACCGTTGAACTCCACATTCTTGAACCTATTGCACTCGCTACACCTTGCCATGGTATCCTGCCACCTCATTAGTTAATCAACTACAATACCAGTATAGCTCAGTCCGAAGTGAATGTCAACCCGGTATTTCTACCTGTTTAAGGGCAAGGGTGATTCTCCCCCGTTTGAACACGCATCGGTCCCAGAACTCAACCTGAACCTTTGTGCTATTAAAAGCAACCACCCTTGCCTCTTCTCCGGGCTGGTGATTAGCCCCGAGGTTATCTCTACATGCTGTCAGGATTTTCACCTTACTACCGAGCTTCAAGTTGCATAGCCCGTCCTTTGCGCCCGGCCACCCGTCCACTATCAGAGTTAAACCGATGGCCCGTGCCCTTTTCCTGGACAGCCTTACCACCATTGCGAGCGGCTTCTCTCCGCTTCTCAGGTGTCATACTGGCAAAACCTCGGCGTTTAATGCCGTTTTCTGTCATTTTGATTCCTCTTTCACTTCTAGCGTGGAGTAGCTTATCCAGGAACCGCAACCCTTGCACTTGGCTTTACCGTGCCCGGCCCAACTCCATATGAAGAACGTATTCACATACCCACAGGTGCATTTCACCCGGTAACGAGATGACCCATGTCCTGATGTGCTGTGCACAAGAACAGCTCTCATAGATCATACTCCAGATGTCCAATAACACCATCAAAACTATGTTGAATGGACGCCATGAGTTCCACAGCTTCTCGATGTAACTGAGCATGCACTGTGGCTCGGGCCAAGTCGAAGTCGGACGAACACCAGTTTGCATGCACCATAAGTCGATAGAGCGTGATCTCATTGCCCTCTACAGTTTTCAATGGCTCATCACCACGCAGGTCAATATCAACCTTGACCGTACAATCTTCCCCACCCCGTTCCAACTTGAGGTAGATCGTATTGGAATGCTTCCAATGAACACTGTGGTTTCGGTCAAGCTCCTCCACAATCCAGTACGACTTATTCGGGTGAGCAAGACTTAAAGGGGCTTCCGTTGTTAGAATCTCCTTAAATCGCTCAGCTATCTCATCGACTTCGATATAATAAAGTGGCCTCTCGGGGTCAACACTATTCGGTAGATACGCCTTTTGCTTTTTCACGACCCCACTTCCTTTCCACGATCAGTTTGTCAGCAGCCAGACGTGTGAGCACTGTAAGGGCCTGGGTAACGACATTCAGAGCTGCTGACAGTTCCTTGTCCCCTCGGCACCTATTGGTGAGACGCTGGCATCCCAGGAGCATATCCTGGCTTGTTATTCGGGCATCACTGTAGATATTATCTGCCTCTTGCTCATGTCTCACAGAGTCATCCCTCCAAAATGTGACATGAGACTGGTCTTGGCCTCCTCGTCCTTCAGCCCGTGAGCCGCCATAGTTTCCTGGACGACCTGTTCCTTCTGCTCGCGGCTCATGGCCGTCATAGAACCCTTGATGGCCGCGTGTATTTCATCATAGACCTTGTTGTACTGTTGCGGTGTCATTATTTGCCTCCCTCAACCCTTTCAGTAATTCATCAACTTGCATGCCTCGCCCAGTCTCGAAACAACGTTTGATAAGATCGCTATGCCGTTTCGATAGCTCGAAGTATACGGCATGCGCTTTTTCCACCTCAGCATACAAGCTCTGAAGCTCGGCACTCTGCTCCGGGGTGATCTCCCGAACATAGCACTCAGTCAAGTCCCTGTTCTTGTTGAACGTCAGCAATACGTCACTGACAACAAATCGATGTTTGCTCGGCTTACTGGTGACCTTACCATTTGACCTTCGTTCGTTGGCCCACTTCAGTTTCAGAGCTTCTTTGATATGATGCAGTCTTCCCCACTTACTCTTCACTATGAATGGCATCTGTTTCTCCTTCCGATTTACACACTGTAAGGTATAGCTCACCTCTCTGAGGTATCGCAGGATTAACTCGATACCTATTGTAATCATCTACCTCAAGCATGAGATATGTATTAGGGAAACTCTCATAACCAATAGCCGACACATCTGGCAACTCTACCACGTATTTCCTATTCGTAATAAAGCAGCCCTTGGCCCGAAGTTCAAAAGGAAGTCCAAACTTGGATTCCAGCTCTCGACGCTTGGCCCTAATTTGACGAGGAGTTAAGCCATTCACTTTTACGATAGCGTCTTTCTCATTTGGAAAGGGCTGGCTCTCCTCGGGTTGAACATATTCTGGATGAGGATACCTATATGACGCAGGCATTACCTCTGCCCGGACTCTCAGCAGAAAATCGACCTTGGGCCTGTGATGCTTGCTGATATGCTCCCGCAGGAAATATTCTACATCCGGCCAATTCACGTTCTGAACGTGCTGTCCACAGCCACAATGCACCGAGAGATCGATGATCTCAAAACTCGCCCAGTTCTCCGATAGTGCCCGGAGCCTATTAATCAACTCTTGCATCTGTCTGAAATCTGCTACTACTGTCATTTCTCAGGCACCTCGAAAACAAATGAATCATGAATCTGATGGACAAAACCCGCATCTACAAGACGCTTCAGAGCCTCCTCATAGTCAGGGGCATCCGGGCCATAAGACACCGTGGTCAAGTCAGCCAAGGCTCCTGAGTAAAGAGGCTTGGGGCATACCAGATCAGCTATCTGCTCGGCACACTCTTTGGAGTAGCACATATGATGCTTGTCCGGCTGTATCAGAGACTTAATCAGAATCTCTCGATAGTTTTCCGTGTCATGGCCCTTGGCAATTGTGCCCATCTGTCTCTGACGAATGATCTCTTTAGGATTATTCTTGAACCAATCCACCAGCTTACCCATCCCAGTTTCTTGGTCGAATGTGCCGTAATGCTTACCAAAGTTTCTCCGCTTCCACTCTTCCCGGCCCTTGATATCCTCTACGATGACCGCAGGACGGCCCTGTATCCTCGCTGCCGAGGCTATGACCTCTGTCAGGTGTTCCGAGCAGGCCAGCTTCGTGAATCGTTTGTGGCCGCCTTCAAAACTACCATGTGTCAATATGTAGTGAACATAGAACTTCGGGCTGGCATCATCACAGCACTCACAAGTCCATGGGACTCCTTGTTCTTTCTTACGCATCAGTATCTCCTCTTAGTAGGTACTCTGCCTATCACATAAAACAATCCCAACCAGCCGAGACTCCCCCATAAGCTAAAGATCACTCTGTATGCTATGGGAAGCTGATTCGCCGGACATCCAAAGAACTCGCTGCCATCAGTGAAATTACTTAGTACCAGAGCCACAGCTACCAACGCGGCCCAACCTGTAGCAAATATAAAAATGGCAGTGAAGAAAATCAGCATTCCCCAAAATATGGCACGAATGACATTTTTCATTTCTCTATCACCACGGTATTGAAGTCGGCCATGCGCAACTCATTAAGAAGTCGCTGCTCATCACCCTGGCCCAGGTAAGAACGGTTGAGATCAACGTCAAATACATAGAAGCCCTCTTCCGTGTACTCCGGCTGTTTCTCAACAGTGAAACCGACATACCCGCAGGCTTCCAGGGCAAGCTCCAAGAACTCCTTGCAGACCTCATGGTATGAACCACAACTGTATGGGAACTTGACTCTCATTTCTCACCTCGTATAGCTTCTAACAAAGCTACTCCGGCAAAGAACCCACCTACCAATAGAAAACCATCGTGCAGGTTTCCCGGAGGAGTAGAAAATCCTCTTGCCAAACAAGCTGTGATACCAAGGATAAGTGATATTAGACTAAACTTATGCATCAGTCGCCCCATATTCCCGTAAGAGCAAGCGCGATAGCCAAGGTAATGAATCCAACACCAAAAGCCAAGGCACTATCAGCATGGCAACCACGGACAAATAGCCCGGTCCCTATCGGAGCAATGACACAGATCAAGAGCTTTCTGACGTTATCCATCTTTCAACTCCCTTACCATCCGGTCTTTCTCAGCATTAAATGCCCCTTTATTGATACCAAAGAACTCAAACAGCAGGGATTCCGTTGTGCGATTAACTGGATAAAGCAGCTCCTCGTACATCTGACAGGTGCGCTTTCCATCTTCGTAACAGGCATCCGTGTGCTCATGATAAGTGGTGATATGGTAGTTCTTAGTCTCATTAAGCCAGTCAAGTAGCTCACCACATGTGCGACTGACATCCTCCAGGCTCTTGACCTTGACGTGCAGCGGGAACTCCCGGTCCCAAAGAGCATTCATCATCTTTCTGGCCCGGTAACAAGAGTCTTTGTTTTCCTGCTTGGGATACTCCTGGAATATGACAGACACAAGCTCATTCCCTGGATAGTTAGTCTGTGAGGACAACTTGAATGTCTCAATGTCCGGGACATAGAACAGCCTCATAGTGCAACTGCTGGAATACCGCAGAACTCGGTTGATGTAAGCGTCCATGTTCTTATACATCTTGACTAATTCATCAAATGTGAGGAGCTTGTACTTCGTGATCTGAGGATTTTCACCTTTCACTTCTATGGTCACATTAAGTTTATCCATCAGCCTTACTCTCCTGATCCAAGAGCATCTGGTAAAGATCGGCATTTGTTACTGGCCGCCCAGAACCAAAAGACTGAAGCTTCATTGACTGAAGAACATCCGCAGCCTCACGCAAAGCTCTTTGTATCTCACAGACCTTAGCCATCTGTTCCGCGATTTGAACAGCCTGAGAGGACGATATGACACGCACTCGACGCGGGGCGTCCTTGCTATTACTGTTGAACCGACCCTCCATGCCATAGAAGTTCTTGACCCGGAAGATGTTTCCTGGTTGACGCTCGAACTCAAGATTCGTGGTTACGCTGAGAATGCCTGCCCGATTATTAAAGACAAACCAAGCCCGAGAATTGATCTCCTTGCCCTCCAGGGCATAAACCAGCTTCTCAACGATCATGTCCGTGGTGTCACCCTCGGTCACAGTGATGGTAGCAAATATGTGATCGGTCATAGGCACGAGCCACAAGTCCCAACGCTTCCTGACCACCACCAAGTAAGCCGAGAATATCTTGTCGCTAATAAGTCTGCGATTTATGTCCTCGGCCCTTTTGCTCACTACATCGTAGAGCTGGGATTCAGTGACTGGAAGTTCCTCTTTCGTGGCTATGCATTTGGCATTATATGTCTTCATGCTAGGTCCACCGCAAGAGGCTGAGGCTTACGAATCCGACGAATACGAGCATCCACAATTCGTCCTACGATCTCATACTGCTTGATGCTCTTGCCCTTGATCTTATCTTGGAGAGCTGAGGCGTTGAGTGTGGATACAGCCTCGGTGATTTCCCCATAGGTGTCTCCCGTGGCGATGATCTCGCTGCCAACTCTTGCCTCAAAACGTCTGTTGGTGACCCAAACTCTGACTGATATCTTCATAACTCACCCTTTCTTTATAGCTCAGGCATGATTGTAGCATGCAGGCAGAGCTATTGTAAATAGGTAATATTACCAGGTTTATCGCAGCAGTTCTCTCGCCACTTTCAGATCAACGCCCAGGGCCTTCAGATACATGTCCTGAATCTTGCCCAACCAGTCGTATTCATCGTTATCGAAGTGGAATACAGTGATGTGAGCATACGTGCCCCGAAAAACAGGGAACACATCCTTATCACAGGTGATGATGTTCACGTCGATGTGAAGATCATCAAAAATCTCCGTGCCGTCAGACCGATGGTGCAAGACCTTGATCTCCAGGTCATCCTCGCGGTAAACCATATACTCACCCTCAAGAGTTCCGAACTTGTGGATGATAGTGTTTATCCACTTCTGGCAGAGCACGTGCATAAACTCACATGCCAAAGTGTCTTCCAAACTTCTAACTAACAGTCCCATTTGTTTTTTCTCCATTCTGGCTGGCATGAAAATAGCTCAGTCCATTAGTAGTTTACCATTGGACTGAGCTATATACAACTGTTACTTCTACCAGGTTTTTACTGAATATTCCGGTGAGCCTTGCGGTACACTTTTGCAGAATGCACCACGAGTTCACTGATCTGGTCGATCTCCTCGTCACTGAAGACCTGAGCACCCTCGAATGCCTGCGTAGCAGCCTGCTCCAGGTCCATTCGCGCCTGTTCCGCGATCTCCCAGAGACTGGAGAGCTTGGCGATTTGCTCCGGGTCAGAGACGAATCTCACGTCGTTCTTGTTAGCCGCGTAGTGATCGATGCCCACGACGATGCTCTTACCCTCTCCGTGACGAAGCATGGGTATAGGGAACAAGAAGTGGTCGTAACCACCGTCCGGGTCATTCTGCTGCCTGTAAACCAGCGGCTTCTTGAGCAACGGCTCCTTCTGTTTTACTGGTGTTGTTGTAGTTTTCCTCATAGTTGTGGTTCCTTTCTTTATGCTGTAATGACACTTATGAAATCACGCATGAGTTCAGAGAACTCAGTGTAGTAGTCAGTGGCAGTCATTTCTTCGCGGCTGCCGATGCTGGAATGTCTCTTCTCAAGCACTCTCCAAGTCAGAGCTTCAGCGATAGCCTCACCAAGCACAGCTCTGTAACCTTCGGAGTCTCTACCAGGGTAACCCTTAGCCGGAGAACCGAGGTAAGGCGCAAATGCAGGATGTCGTGCGGCGATCTCCAGGCGTCCAGGGTCTTCAGCGGACCATTTCACACGCACACTTCCCCAATCCTCATCAAGGATTTTTGGCGGTTTTAACAATGTGTGTTGTGACTCCTCACGCTGAACCACTTTGACTTCAGCTTGCGCGGCGAGCGGTCCAAGTGTAGCTGTCAATGTTCCCGTGGCTCCCAACTTGGCCGAGAGAATATGTGCCGACCATTCGTGCATGTTGAGGTCACAGTTGAATACATAACCAAAACTGTCAGGGACGATCATCTTGATCTCCGGCTCCGAGCACTGAATGTCGAAGTCAGGCTGCTCAGGAAAATCACCTTTGAATCGAACCGTGATACGTCGTTCCTTTCCAGGCGTGATCTGATATGCTGCGGATGAAAAACCGAACATGTCAGGAATGATCTCCGGTGTGGTGGTTCGCGGCTCACGCAACTGCGTGGAAAGTGGCGAGCCGTTGAGTTTTTGCTCCAAGAGCATGGACACACGTTTCATTGCATCTCTGAGCCAACGATCAATGCTGGAGGAACGAATAACTGTGCGCTTTTCCATTTCAGAACGTCGTGCTGCTACGATGTCATCAAGGAGCAAGGAAACTTGACGGAAAAGCTCCAGCAGAACAGGGTGCTCTTTGATAAGACCGTCTCGACGTTCGTCAAGTGCACGGACATTGTTCCAACGCGGGTGGCTGGTATCTCTTTGAGATGCCTGCAAATCGTAATGTCGCACCAACTCATCGATGTATGGGCACTCTATCGCTCCGAAGATATTTTGAGCTTCGGCGCTGGCCTCGTGATTGAATAGATGTTTCTCGTGGATAGCTACACCACTGCTGATTGTCAGACCACTGTAACGGTATGGTGCCATCGGACCATGTTTCTCATCGTTAAATGCGTCCGGGGCACTTTTTATTATTACATGTGCCATCGGCAAGACGTTATTTATCGGTGGGAATATGCTCATGTTGATTGTCTTATCAACTATGACCTCTCCCACTGGTTCTGCGTAAGCTACCTGTGTCTTGGTGTTACCCTCGGAAATCGTCACATGTCTGGATGTGAATATGTGTGATAAGACGAAATGACGAGGGAACTTTTCAGTGAAAAATGCAAGTGTTGGTATGGTGAATCCAGGCACGACATGAATGGTTACACGTGTGCCACAGCGTTTGATTCCGAGCCGTTTGCGGTCGGCGTCTGCTGTGAGTGCAGTTATGATGGAACAGGACAAGTCCTGCTCAATTGTGCATGTTGACAGGTAGTTGTCTTTGATCGACTCGAAGACGGTTTTGCCAAAATACGATACGTCCTTGGCACCTCTTCCGTGGAGACCACGTGTGCAGACGCCTGCGTGAAAACCACTCGTGCGGTTTCCTGGTTGTGTGAGCTTAGCACGCATTTCCTCAGCACTCATACCCGTGGCGTTATCTGTCACAGAGATGATGGATGGGGACTTGCGTTTGCGCTCTATGTGGATGTGAATGGGCTGGCTGGAGGCGTTACTACCGAGGGCAGTAACACCATACGCATCATCTGCATTGGTGATAAGTTCCACCAAGGCACGAACGATGTCACCCTTCATTGCCGATGCGCGGCTGTCCATGTAAAGTTCTCGCGTTGGTTGCAGGTATCCTGAATATATTGTTTGTCGTTGGGCCAGTTCCATATGTTGTTCTTGCTACGGTGGTAGCAAACTCCTCTCACACTCATTAAGATAGTTGATTAGGTTCTCATCTCCTAATACGTTTGCGCGGGTCTTGTAAAGTTCCAATTTGCTTTGCACCACTATTGCCTCCGTGTTTATATTACATCCAAGAGACTCCAACATCTCAGGTTTCGATGGGGATTGACCAGACATGTAACGTTGGTATGCCACGTGGCCGGTCACCCTCTCAACTGACACGTGATGTTTCTTGGTCCTGACCTGACGCTGTGCTATCTTCGACTGTTGTGCTTCCAATAGTTCGAGACCATGAGTCGTTAGCAACCACCCCCTTTTGCTGTTACCCATGACAAGACCGTCTTTAGTCATTTCTGATTGCAGACGTTTACGCACGGCCTCGATGTTTGGAAACTCCGGGTGCTTTGGCAATGCGAATTGCTCAGGGCACCTCTTGTATGCTTGAATGGCGATATCTTCCGTTGCGATTGGAGAAGTAGTCGCCCCGAGATCGTGCATGATGTATAGGATAGCGCAGATTTGCCTCATTGAAACATAATACCCCAAGTTGTATAGCTTTGAATACTCGTACTTATACTGGTTTTTGCCGTCTGATCTTTAGATCAGGCGACTCATTTGATTGATTGACCGACTCATACGTCTTTAGATAGGTTTAGATCGGGCGTTGATTTATTGATCGTCGGCTGTGTCTTGTTCTTGGATTTGTGTTTGCTGATCTGCTGCGACGATAGCTGCGATCTGTTCGGCACTGATCTCCATGCCGTAACGTGCAAAAACCTTGGAGTTGTAACTCTCGATTTGAATGGCTCCGAAAAATGGCATTGTCGATAGTGCTTCGGTAAAGAACCAGGAATTGGTGGTGTTTATGATGAGTCTACGCATGTAGGCTGCAAGCACTTCGTTGGGAATCCAAACGTTTTGGCTCTGATACTTGGGCCAAGCCCGAAAGTATGGAATGTCGGTGCAATTGCGTGGCAAGCGGTCCTTGAATATTTTCACGGGTGCTGCTGTCTGTGTTAAGGGGGAATAAGCCAGAGCATACACGTCTATTCTGTTATCTTCCCGTTGATGTCCAACGAACGGCATGAGTCGAGACTTGAGTATCTTGTCAAGTAGCATGTCCTGTGAGCCGAGGAAATCCTCGGGTTCATAACCAGGGATGACAGGGACGATGGAAAAAGGTGCGGGGCACAGTGATTCGAGGGGCTGGTCGGTTGTCCTGATATGGAAGCGTTCGGGGTAAGGGACGGACTTTCGGACCTTGGGGTCGGAGAGCCTGTCGATTTGCTGAGCGAATGATATGCGGGCACCGGCGATCTTCTTGCGGTCGGAGGGCACCCAAATTGCGACACGACCCTTGGAGGACTGTCCGAACATGCGTGAGAGGAGCATGCACTGCATCGCTTCCTCCAACAGCACCGGGTGTGGTGAGTCGATGAGCACGTTGATTAGGGAGTCGAATGCGGTTTTGCCACGGACCAAGGCGTGGAAGACCGGTGTGATGTCGATAGCGACCTCTGGGACGGGCGTCACGGCCTTCCAGGAGACTAAAACGCCATATGATAGCCTGGAGCCAATTGCGCGGATTTTTGGGTGTCTCAGACGCCATAATCCGGTGTCTGCGTCTTTTACGATGGAAATGTAGTGCGTGGGCGTCTCGGCATCCCACTGGGGAATGTATAGGTGAGCCTCGTTTGCCTCGCCCAGTAGAGAGCCGAGAGCCTTTTGAGCAGGGGTGATCTCCTTGGGAGCGTTGTCTATGCAGTGAGTGAGGAAACTGGTGAATCCTGCTCTCTTATGCCGAAAGAACTCATCCCTCGGGTAGATGTAGTAAAGCTGGTGCAGAATCAAGGCTGCCAGCTCTAAAGGCATATTACGCGCTGGGTGCCTTGCATCTTTGATGAGTGATACCATTTTAGGGTTTCCTTTCTCTTTGGTCATTGCCTCATGAATCATATCGGTGTTTAGGAGTTGGTCATTGCTGCAAAGCATCAATGACCAACTTATGAAATCCGTCACTAAACGTACCTTGCTACCCCCCAAGACATTGAATCGAGGACACTAGCATTGAAGTATACCTCATGTTACGGTGTCTTGTCAAGCTGCGAGAGCTTTAGTAAAAAATCCACTGGGAATGGGACTGCGACCCACTACTACTATATATAACTTTCTAATAAAGATATATATAATATGAGAGGGGCTATGGTGTCTAGGTGTATTGTATTCGTGATTATCGTATAATGGATACGTGTATAGGTGTTTGTATGGGTGAGGGTCATTCTTGGCTCCATGGTTCACTTTTGCCGTTTTTGACGTGTGTCATGAGACGATGAATTAAGTACTGGCTGCGGATTCTTTGTTTTGCATAAGGCAGGGGTAGATTTGGGTCAATTAGACAATAGTCACTGATACATCGGTGCTAGAGCTTGTGACAAGACCACTTTTGGCGGCCCATGGGAGCCATAACACAACATGTGCAACTACACTCATGCTGTCACGTTTTGGACGTTATCTAATGACACTAATCCGCTATGTTGCACTACTAATTGCACGGTTTGGCTACATTGTCGGCTACATTGTTCGCCTCGCTTGGCTACATTGTCGGCTACATTGTCGGCTACATTGTCGGCTACATTGTTCGCCTTGATTTTCCAAAGTGAACAATGTAGCCGACAATGTAGCCAAAACCAGTATTTGTACCAGTTGTCTTGGCTATATTATTCAGATATACTGGTATTGGATGCACGGCTGCGCTGTACAACCGGGGGCTTTACCATGCTAAAATCACCGAAACATCCAGAAATCGAGGATGTTGAAGAGGCTATCGAGTTTTACTACGTCGAGAAGCGGAGGTCCATGCCAAGGATTGCTGACTTCCTTGGGCTGTCGTACCCACAGGTGCGCCGTATCCTGATTCGCCGGGATGTGCGACTGCGGCGACATCAAGGAACCCGCACATTCGTGGATGACGACGGAATCAAGACCCGAGAGTGCGCGATGTGCAACCAGGAGCAGCCCTTGATCGATAGGTATTGGCACCGCGATAAAAAAGCTGCGGGTGGATTCAAATATGTCTGCAAGCAGTGTCGCAATCAGACATGAAGCTGCGAGGACTGCGGCGAAAAAGCAGCAGCGGCGAATATTGAAAAGCAGCGGCATGGACGACTGCGGCATGGCCACTTTCACACATCCCCGTACGCACAGACTCCTCACATGCATGGATGGTACTAGCTAGTACCAGCGATGGCACTGGTACTAGCTAGTACCGGATGGTGCATCGCACTTGCATTGAAAACCCCGTACAATTAACAGCTTGCGCTTTTCATGTAACCATGTCATCATGAATGCAGAAAGGAGACAGCTTATTGGTTTATAAACGTCCGATCAATTTTGACCAATTTGTGGGACAGGGGCGCATCATTCCCTTGGTTAAAGATGAGTTGCATACCGGGAAACCCTTTCGTCATACCCTACTTTTTGGTCCACCGGGGGCGGGCAAATCCGCACTCAGCTTCTTATTGGCATGTCAAAGCGGGAGCACTCTCATTGAGTATATAGCCTCTGAGACTTGGAAGTCTGAGGATATAGTCAAGATGCTTCTGGACTTGCCTATAGAGGGCTATGACGAGCATGGCAGGCCCGGTCCCAATGCGCAGCATATATTTTTGCTTGTCGATGAATTGCACGTTATGAAGGCGTGGGAGCCTTGGTATTCTGCTCTTACGGATTTTCATGTTTATAGAGGCGGAAAGCCGTCGTGGACCGCGTACTTTACACTGATAGGCGCAACCAATCGGCCTGAAGATATACCGAGACCGTTTATTGATCGTTGTCCACTTCAGTTACATCTTCAACCATATACGGATGAGGATGTTCAAAAAATCATTCAGGCCCATTTTCCTGAAATGTCGGAACATACGGCCATGGATGTTGCCCGTAGGTCACGAGGTATCCCGAGAAGGGCATTGAGTTTTGCCGAAACTGTGACTATGCATGGAGGTTCTTTACAAATATTTGAAGTTATGGGTATTAGTGAGGACGGTCTTGAACCTAAAGATCAGTTGTACCTTGAGACTTTACGACATTCCGACCGGCCTTTGTCTTTGCATGCTTTGGCAGCCGCTCTTGGGGAATCAAGAAAGACCGTGCAGGAGCATATAGAACCCTATTTGCTTCAACGTGGATACCTGTTAATCGATCAAAGTGGTAGACAATTGGCTACTAAGTCCACTCGTGGAAGGAGACAAGAATGAGTAAACAGTATATCAAGAATCTACCGGATATAAATATTCCGGCAACAAACTGTCTGAAGGTTTTCCTACCGGGTCTCACACTATTTTATTCGTATGAGACTTGTGTTGGATTCAATGCTAAAGGCATTGTTATGTTCACAAATCAGTCATACTCTCAGACTACAGCACGGCACATGAGTGGCGTATTTGGAGCTTCAAAAGAGGACAAGGTGTCCCCGGAGAAGTTCAAGTATGAACTTGAGAGGGCTTTGGCGGGAATCTTTCAAGAATCCGCATAAATGAATAGAAAATGACTGATTTGTGACAGAATCAGTCATTTTCTGGAGTAAAACTGGTACTAGCTAGTACCATTACGGGGTATTTTGCAGATAAAAAACAGGTATTTTTGCCGGTTGCTAATGGCACTTTTTGTGCATATAATAGAGTATATAATCAAGTATGCAGGTGCAAGGCACCAGCGGAGGACTATCATGCGCAAGGCAATGGTCAAACTCTATAAGTATGCTGAACTCACGGAGGAAGTCAAGGTCAAGGTCCGTGATTGGTACAGAGAGATGCAGGCCGAATGTGGTGACTATACAAGGGATGTATCCGAGTTCTTTGAGTATGAACTTGAGGCCCTTGGTTACCCAACTGACAAGGTGTACTGGTCTCTGAGCAATTGCCAAGGTGACGGCATGGCGTTCTATGGTGACATTGACCGCGATTCCATAGCCAAGATCAGAAACCGCGTGCTGGGAAATAAGAATCCGGCGCGAAGCATCACCAAGACGTTTCTGTTCAATGAAGTCACGTTCACCATTGCGAGTAACAACCCGCACTACAACCATTATAACTCCATGGCCGTGAACTTTGAGGCTTCAAACTCCGTGTCCGATAAGATGTACAAACTCCTTTGTGAGATTCGAGACGGCATTGCGGAGGAAGTCAAGCAGGTATCCAAGGACTTAGCTCGCAAGGGCTATGATATCATTGAGAGCATGGAAGCTGATGAGTATGTTGACTCTGAGATCGAAGCCCAAGAGGATTGGGAGTTTCATATTGACGGTGAGCTTTGGAGGAAAAGATGAGCAAGGCACTCGACAAGCGAATTGAAAGACTCATGCCCAAGGGCGTGCCGAAGTGGATTCGGTGCTATGACAACGGTGGGGAAACATGCGACCGTTACACCGTGGTCTACACGGGAAACTATGCAGGTAGGAATGGGCGTTGCGAGTATGTGAGCATGACGGGTTCGCCGTATCATCCGCAAGGCGTCTGTAGTCACGGTGAGCACACGCGGGTCATTGATTATCCTACCTATGGGCACCTTGGCAAGAAGATCAAGTTTGTAGACCTCCCGGAGGATTGCCGAAAGGTCGTCTTGCATGACTACAAACAACTATGGGAACTCAACTATATCTTTGGGTTCTATAATGAGCAGGGTTACCGGCTATTCGAGAATGGCAATGACGAACCGATCTATGAAGCCGGGAACAGCCCCTGTGAATCCACGACTACTGTAGCAGAGGGAGTGGGGGTTAAACAACTGCGTGCATGGTGCGTGCAGACCGGCAAGGAAATGGCGAAGGAAAGAGGCATGGCATGGGAGGGATGCAGTAGAGAAGATAACGAGTAGTGAACGCGGACCCCGGTATTTCTACCGGGGTCCGGCTTACCTAGTACTGGTACTAGCTAGTACCGTTGGTATATTGGCGTAGCCTGCAAAAACCCGTACATTTACCGGTTGCCAATGGCACTTTTTGTGCATATAATAGAGTATACAATCAACTTGGAGGATACGCTATGGAGTTCAATGCAACAAAAGAAGAGCATGTGCTGATTGCAAAGATCATTGAGCGGGCAAAGGGTTATGATATTGCCCCGGACCCGCTTAGCCTCTCAATGGACCTTGACGCGGTGCACTCGAACGGCATACCGCTGGACTTCGAGAAGCTTCTGAACTTTCCCGAGTTCGATTTCAGACATGACATTGTTGGGCTTCAAAATAAAATGAACCGAGCGGGTGGGGAACCGATTCTCTTTGATTTCTTCCTGCCCCGGTGCTCGAAGCCTGAACGCATGTGGGTATGTCCTAACGGGCATGCCATTGAAGAAGCTTGTGTGGCCGTTTCTGAGGATGTGGCGGTTATGGTATCGACTTCCCGTGGGAAGGCTACTAATCACTACGCAGACGGCACTCGCGGGGTAACCAAGAGAGACGCCGAGCTTGCCGAAGCCGATGAATCTCCGATATGTCCCGAGTGTGGGGCGATTTGTGACAGGGGTACAAAATGAGCAGTGAAATAACCAATTCGCAGGATATCATTGATTCGCGGGATGTGATGGCCCGCATTAAGGAACTGGATGAGGAACGAGAAAGCCTTGCAAACGCCTTTGTGGTGGCACAGGACGCCCTGTACGACCCGTCCAAGTCCGAAGAGGTCTCAGAACACAAGGAGGCCATAACGGACGCACAGACCGAGCTTGAGGACTGGGATGAAGAGAACGGAGAAGAACTCAAGAACCTAAAGGCCCTCACTGAAGAGGGCGAAGGCTATGGTGACTGGCAGCATGGCGCGACTCTCATTCGAGATAGCTACTTTGAGGACTACGCCAAGCAGACCGCCGAAGACCTTGGTCTCATCAGCTCCGAAACGCAGTGGCCCGCGACATGCATTGATTGGGAAAAGGCCGCCAAGGAACTCAAGCAGGACTATACATGCGTGGACTTCGCAGGGGAAGACTACTACATTCGGAGTTAGGGGTGCATTCTATGTCAGAGATCAAAGAGCGATTAGAGTATTTGCGTGGGGAGCTAAGGGCCGAACGCATAAGCTATGGCGAACTTGCCGAACTTCAGGCACTAGCGGAACACATTGAACCGGGTGACGTGGAGCTATTGGAGGCGGCATAGCAGCAGCAGCAGCAGCAGCAGCAGCAGCAGCAGCAGCAGCAGCAGCAGCAGCAGCAGCAGCAGCAGCAGCAGCAGCAGCAGCAGCAGCAGCAGCAGCAGCAGCAGCAGCAGCAGGGACTCCCCGGTAGAAATACCGGGTTTTGTCCTGACCCCGTACCGGTACTAGCTAGTACCAAGACCGGGAGCGTTGGTACTAGCTAGTACCGGCTGGTGCCTGCATAGATTGAACTCGAAGCAAAAACCCCGTACATTTACCGGCTGGACATGGCACGCTTTATGCATCATAATAGAGTATGTAGTCAACTTACTTGGAGGTAACAATGAACTCGACAGACACAAAACCTATCTCTGAACTGTTTCTTGATGTGGTCAAGACATGCCTTGATGAAGAGACATTCATCAAGGTAACCAAGTCTCTTGAGGAGTACGACAGGCCGTTTTTTGACAAGGCCGAAAGTGGTACAGTCATCACCGTATCGAAGTGGGGCAGTACTTCGCTCACATCCTTTAGACGCTTCGTACAAGACCCGTGGTCGGCAAAGCATGCGTTCAAGGGGCAGGGTGCCGGATACTTCTATTTTGAGGTATTGACTGATGATTCGGACATAACGCATGTCATGAAGAGTGACGCCGATGAAGCGGGTATTATGCTTTATCGCATGGCAAAAGCGGCAAGTAGGGGAATCATTCCCGAGTTCAATAATGTGCATGGGTATATGGTGAGCTTTGATGAGCTTAGGGGCAGTATTCCCGAGCACATGCGCGATGTGTTTGAAACCAAGGTTTTTGATGAGACCACGGGAACATGGAAACAGCCCAACGTGGTCAAGCTCCGTGAGTGGTACGACCGTGAACGTGATACAATCCTTGCCTATCTTCGTACAACCGAGGTAAGGGTTCAAATCGGCGATAGAGACGACCCAACGCGCAAGGAATGGGTTCCGCGCAAGGTATCCAAGATCGGGTTTTGTTTCAATCGCTTTGATTATGTCGCGGATGGTGCAAGGCAGTCAACGGCTTTCTTCTCTGTGAGCGATGACAGTCCCGAGTTTGCACCCGATGTATCGTACAATTGGTTCTTACAGGATACCGCAAGGTGGATGTATGCGGGTGCCCTTGCAATCAACTATAGCAGGAATGATGAGACCGGAGAAGAGACCATCGACATAAGCTCCCATCATTAAGACGGAAGACCAAGCCCCGTATTTCTACGGGGTTTTGGTTTTTGCCTTGGTTGGTACTAGCTAGTACCATTTTGTAAAAATGGACCCCGAAAACCTGGTATTTTTACCTATGGCGCTTGGTACATATTGTGCTTATAATAGAGTATATATTCAACTTGCTTGGAGGTAGGCATGAAGATTATAGGCGCAAGCAAAGAACAGATTGAAGCGGCATTGGCCCATGTCAATACACACTTCATGGGCAATATCGTATTCAAAGACGTTGAACAGAGGAAAACAAGGCGCGATGGGCGGGAAGTTTTCCTTGTGACCATCAAAGTCAAGGATTCTAATGAGATCGGCTCGGGTCGCAGGAATGGCAGGCAGGGGCAATGGAAACGGTGCGCCCATGCTTGTTGGCATGCGCATGGCACGTTCTTTGACGCATTGCCCAAGGGCACTGAGATTCGCATAGGACAGGGTACCGTTGTACATCCGGGTTCTAAGTGGGTAGACTTTGAGGTACAGATTAATCCGACGCTCATGGCAAGCCATGCTTGCAATTGCATGGATTGGAACATGGGCGGGGTTCTACCGTTCCCGGTCAATACAGAGGGTTACAGGACTTGCCCCGAGTGTGGATACTACGGCCCATGCACAACATGCCCCGAGTGCATAACGCGAACGGTGGCAGAATAATGGACAGGGGAATTGAGCTTTTGATCATGGTGAGTGTTCGACTTTGGCAGTACGAGATGCGGTGCATGGCCATTGCACCATCGGCCCAAGTTTGCCTTGTTCGCTTCTATCGGTGCGAGCGTGAACGCAGGCAAATCGAACGGTACATTGCACAAGCGGAAGATAGGGCAAAGGCCCAAAGGTACGCGTCGAGACTCTTGAAAGCAGCAGCATGACAGCAGCAGGAAAGCCCGGCAAATATACCGGGTTTTCCACTTACCTCGTACTGGTACTAGCTAGTACCATTGGTGCCCAAAAAGACCGGTATTTTTACCTATGGCGTTTGGCACGGTCTATGCACTATACTTTAACAGATGGCAGGAATCGGGTTATACCTCCAAGTATTGACTTCCCGGTTCCTGCCATTTACTGGTATTTTTACCTATGGTGTTTGGCACGCATTGTGCATATAATAGAGTATATAGTCAACTACTTGGAGGTATGAAGACATGAGTATTAGCGACATTGAACAGTGGATTGATAATGACGAGGGCTTGTATAATTGGTGGAAGTCTAGCGGGCAAAGCAAGCGGGCTTTTATCAAAGAGAACCGCACAGAGCTTGAAGAGTGCATAGGCAAAGTGACATCGGGCAAAAAGCCTGCCCATTATTTGGAGTATGGAGGATAGTCATGGACTTCAGAATCATAAACGGGGGAAGTGTTTACCTTGTTACTCCCATCACTCAAGACGCTAAAACTTGGGTAGAGGAAAACGTATTTGAGGCGCAATGGTTCGGTGGCGGGTTTGCCGTTGAACCCCGCTATGTTGAGGATGTGACACGCGGCATGCTTGAGGCAGGTTTGACCGGTACGCTTGACGGCCATGTGCTATCGGTCACCGATGGTGAAGTCACGAGGGCGGCATAATGAATATAAAGTTACGGAGAAAGGAACACGCTGAGTTCCCGGAAATCCTCAAGTTATGCTATGAAAAGGTACTTGAGCGTAAACAGACATGTTATGTCATGCTTGATATGCTCACTGAGTGTAACAAGGATACCCGTTTTGTGTTTGGTCCCATGCCGAATGCCGGGTACGTTATCCTTGCGCAAGTCAACTATACTTGGCTGGGTTTACACGGTAAAGATAGCACGGTTATTGCTTATATGGCATGGCCGATGCTTTGCCCCGAAACTCCGCGTGGACCCGGAGACGCGGGCGGGCGGTATACGGATTATGGGCGGGAAGTCTGTAACGCCGTGCCATGTGAGGTATGGTAAGATGAGCTATAAAACATGGCGGCATAGAATAGGCTGTATGCTTCCTCATGATCAAGGTTTACTGCTTGAGTCACTTGAGAAAAGGCATGGCAAAGTGGCTGTTGTTAGGTGTCGCAAGGGCAAGTTTACAGCCGAATGCAACGGCGAAGTTATTGACCTTGAAACCGTTGGACAAAGGTCCGTGCCTGTAGCCCGGTAGAAATACCGGGTCTAAAGTTGGTACTAGCTAGTACCAGTACGGGGAATAAAACCCAGTATTTATACTTATGGCGCATGGCACGCTTTGTGCATTATAATAGAGTATATAGTCAACTACTTGGAGGTAGACATGAAAGTCAGATTAGATGAGGGTGATTGTGGTACATACCTCTTGACTCCAATTGCCACGAACAAAGAAGTCAAGGCCATGGAGTTCAAGAATCGAAAGGCAATGGAAGATGAGTTGGGTATCCTGGTACAAACTGACTGGGATTATCCGGGTACAGCGTCAACATTCGGCTGGAGTCCTTGCACGGAGTGTGAGGGCGATTGTAAGGGCATTACAGACGGAACCGTTGATTGTGCACAGAAGTCCGCAAGCGCGATGATAAGTGAAGCTGGGGAATATTTGGATGAGCACATTGGCGATATCGCCGACGACCCCGGATATTTTGGAGGATAGCCATGCCCAAACGTGTTGAGTGCAAGCTGGAACGACTTAAAGAAGAGTATGTCGAGCGGGTTAGAGCTTACATAACGCCGATTGTGCGGGCTGAGTTCAAGCGGGTGCAAAAGAAAAACTCGAAGCTCCAAGGTATAACGTTCGGCATGGGTGATTATGCTTTTCGGGGTTTCTCGGGCTTTGACCGGTACTGCTATTCGGACTATGACCGCGCACCTAAATACATGCGCCGACTCATAGAACTCTGTGACCTTGCCAATGAGTTTTGGATTGAAGATATAGAATGACATGTTGAGAAGAGTCGAAGCCCGGTATAAATGCCGGGTTTGCTCTGACCCCGTACTGGTACTAGCTAGTACCATCGGTCCTGCAAAAATCCTGGTATTTTTACCTATGGCGTTTGGCACGCATTGTGCATATAATAGAGTATATAGTCAAGTTACTTGGAGGTAACATGGAAAACATCACGATAAACAATATTGGGGCGGCTCGACTGCTCACACTCCGAAAGGGCTTGGAGCTTGAGATAAAGGGCATGACGCGCCATGGCAAGTCCTGCTATTCTATCATCAAGCAGGAGTTCGATTTTAGGGGTAACAAGCAGAACGTTCTTGACCAGTTCACGCGCCTGCTGAAAGAGGCCCATATTCTCATTGACAAGTCGGAGGGACAGGCATGAGAAAGGACATCAAGGCGTTTTTGGGCAAGGTCAAGACTCTTCTTGTGGAAGTGTATGGCGAATCTGAAGAACATGTCCATGTCGATGAAGAAGATGACCTCGTGAACTATACGGGATTCGGGCATGGTGCCGAGGGCGGCATTCGCTGTGAAACGCAGGTGCCCATGTATGATATTATGCTTGCTGATGACTTCCCGGAGTGCCCGGAGGGATTCTTTGCTGAGGCCATCAACTCATGGAGCTTCGGCGTTTACAAGGCGTGAAAGGTTTCCAGCGCGGGAAACTTGTTTGAACTTGCCGGACGCGCCACCATGTGTATGGTGCCGGTAAGTGTTTCCTCTTTAGGTTGACATATTGGAAATTGGTGTTGCCCCGTAGAAATACGGGGACTTTTTTACCTGGCACTGGTACTAGCTAGTACCATTGGACACTTCTTTTCAGCCAAAACCTGGTACAATTAACAAGTGGACTCCAAGCGGGTTGTTGCCTCTCCGCTTGGAGTCCACTTTGCATTTCCTGGTATTTATACCTATGGACATGGCACGTCATGTGCACTATCATGAGTATATACTACTTGGAGGTAGAACAATGGAAGAATTAGAGATCACACTTGAGCAGTTCATCAAGGATAACGGCATAACTGCCGAGTTCAAGCATGACGGCTTGAAAACCGAGCTTGAGAAGAACAGGGAGGGCAAAAAAGAGCCGCATACTATGGATGGTTGGCAGGTCACCTTGACAATGGCGGGCAAGACCATGCAGACCACGTACAGAACCGGCTTAGGGCATCGGACACCTAATCGGGGCAAGATCGCCAATGCTCGCGGTTTTTGGGCGAACAAGCAAGAAATGGAACAGATGAAGCAAAAGGCCATGATGAGTAGGGGTGGGGATAAGTGGCTTATTGACTTTTGCGACCATAAGACGCCCGAAGCTCAAGATATCCTTGATTGTTTGGCGTCCGATTCTTCGAGCTATGACAACGCCCGCAACTTCGAGGACTTCTGTTCTGACTTCGGGTACGACGAGGATTCGAGAAGTGCTGAGAAGATATACAACGCATGCGGGGCAATTGCTAAAGAATTGAAGTTTTTCCTTGGTGCCGAGCTTTACGAAGTCCTGCTTTACAAGGTTGAGCGCTTATGATACACTTTATCTGGTAAACCTCCAAGTGCAAAAAGCCGTAGCAACTATGCCTGCTGCGGCTTTTTGCTGCGTGGCTGCGCCATGACAGCAGCACCTGCAGCAGTAGGAACGCTGGTACAATTACCTGGTTTTGGGTGCCCGTACTGGTACTAGCTAGTACCGCTGACGCTTTTCGACCCCGTACTTTTACTGGGAATTAGATCGCTGAAAAACCCGGTATTTTTACTTGTCCCGAAAGTGCCTTGGTTCGTGGAATAACCTCATGTAAGCAAAAATCCAGACTTGGAGAATTGACATGAAACTTATCAAAGCACTTGCATGGTTCTGTAGATTCATCGGCATGGGGGTTTGGTCTAATGCTAAGCATAGTTAAGGTCATGCACGAATTGGACGGCATGCACGCTGTACGCCTTGCCACACGCGTACAGCAGTCTAAGAGGTATTGGGCATTCGTTGCCATAGAATCGGAGACCACGTACAAAGTTCTTTTTGTCGGGGGCAGGCATTAGTACTAGGTAGAATGGCACGTCATGTGCACATGCATACATGTATACTTGGAGGTATAGAATCATGGGTAAAGTCCCGTTTGCATTAAAAGTCAATAATTATTTTGGGGTAGACATTCCCGATGTTGGATTTGTCGGCTATTGTGATGCTGAGAATTGTGGGAATATAGGCATGCATAATGTTGATGTGCCATATGGCATGCACTCGAATGGTAAGAGGCGCATGCGCCATCACTACTTCTGCAAAAAGCATGCCGAAGTAGTACAGGCAAGCATGGGAGTATGTACTCCAGGCAATTGGATAATCTAGCATATGTACTAGGATGTGTGCATGTAGGGTACGGAACAATATACATGTAAGATAATCAAGCACAAAGGGAGCGTGTAACATGGATACATTCAAGGCAGTCATCATTGTAGGAATCATCGGTGCATGTGTTGTTTGCTATGCTATCATTGGCATGATCAACTCGATTAATGGCCTTGCTGTTCACTAGAGAAAACAGGTATTTATACCAGTGGTTTATGTCTGTTATTCATGCTACCATGATAGTAGATACTTGGAGGTATTGACATGAGAGCTACCACACGAGCACAAAGAGGGCAAAGGCATATTGTAAACACAATTAGCAATGTAGTCAAGACCAATTGCCTTGACTTGTCCATGATCGCTTTCTTCAATGATGAAGATAACAGACCCATGGAATTGATAATCGAAGTGTTGGGTACAGATCACCCGTACTGCAATGAAAAGGGCTGTATAACGCGGTACCTGAATGCTACGGGCGATTATTTTGACATCATGCCCATGTATGAAGCATGCGTATTTGCATCGGCCATGCTTTACCAGACCGCAATTCAGTACTTACGTTGCAACTATCAAATGTGGAAACATATTGACAAAATGCCCGAGTTTGTGAGAGTAACAGCTTTTGAGAACTTTCACAATGTTTTACGCATGTTGAACTTGCCCGAGTTCTAAAGTTCACATTTTATATGCACCCTGGTAAACCTACTGGGGTGCACTGGTACTAGGTAGTAAAAATACTAGTGTTTGAATAATATGTGTTCAGGTGTGACGAAAACCCCACCCGGCACTATTACCAGGATGGCGGGGTGCTAGGTACTGTCTCTGACTCAGCGCACATTGTTATTGATTCATCAGACCGATGGACCAAAATCACTCATTAAGACCAAAATCACCTACAAGGACCGAAGTCGCCAACGCTCAAAACGGGAACATTGCTCTCACCGCTCAAAACGCTCTCACCACTTACAACATTGAAACCCCCTGGTAGTCCCCGTACACAAAGAGGCCCATGGTAGCATTGTTACCGTGGGCCGTTAGATATATAATCAGAAATATACGGTCTCGATGTGATCTGGGTCATCCATGAACATCAATGACCCGCAGAATCCACGCTCCTTGCACAAAGCCACCATTTCAGATTGCTTCATCTTCTTCGGAAAGGCTCCAGGCTTGTCCAGGGCCGCCATACAGGTCATTGCCATCTCGATCTGTCGGAACACCATCAGCCCAGGAACAGCCTCTCGTTCACGCTTTTCGGCTGCCTGGTATTTATCCCGAGTAGGGAAGTATATACAGAACAGTTCTTCATCAACCATCGCCCCTCCTCAGCGCATCGGCTTCAACAACCTGCATGATATCCCCGGTGTGCGTCTTAATTCCAGAGTCAATAAACACGACCTTACCGCCCCATCCAGCCAAGACCGGCTCCTCAACTATACCCTTGCCCTTGTATTCACTGCCTTTGACAAAGACATCAGGTTCGATAAGACTCAGCATCCGGCAGGGGTCGGCATCAGGGAAGCTCAGAACCACTGTCACAGGTCGCAATGCCCTGAGTATCGCCATTCGCTCCTCAAGAGGCAGGTACGGCCGTCTGGGGCCTTTCCTGCGCAAGTAAGCGTCATCATTGACCAGGACTATCAGGATGTCACCGAGCTTCCGCGCTTCTTCCAGTAATTTGATGTGGCCGCCATGAATAATGTCGAAGCAGCCGGACGTGCAAACTATCTTCATAGCAATTCCTCCACTGGCCTAATATATTCTATGATAGTCCTTTACTTCGTCCTATGCGCAAGTCTGCCGACTTCTTTTACCCATGAGCCATAGTTCCAAACCTTCAGTTGCTTCCCATCAACCCAGAATACGATTTTCCACGGTATGGAGAACTCCTGCCTGCGCTCAAGAGCCACTGAAACACGGGTGCACTGCCCATAGCTCTCAATACGTAGCCCCTGCTCAAAAAGCCATCCACCTGCCCCAGAGCGTTCACCACGTGTCTTGGCGACGTGAACGGCTTTGCGTTCTATCACAAACCAGAACAACCGCCAGAATAATCCCCTCATGCCGTCCTCCGAAGTAGTTTTTGCACTCGTTCGCAGAGCCGCTGGCACGTAGGACACAACGATATCGGCACATTGCATTTATCCCAGTGCTTCCTTCGAGCATCCATAGCTCGCAATAACGCCTTGTTCATAGATCGGTAAACCTCACCCTTTTGATTGTGCGAACTTTCTCATCCAGGGCGATGACCCATGGGCCGAGATGACACAGATCGACACTTGACCCGTCCCAGATGAATAGATACTCAATTGATGTAGACCACCTTTTCTTGATATTGAGACTCGCGCCGAGATTGCTTTTCTCGATGATATACGTGTCGCCTTCGTACACGATGTCACCACCAGTTTGCCGGACGCCATAGTATTTCAGCACATAAGTGGCCCAGACCATGATTCTTCGCTGCTTGTGACGATACTTCAGATACCGGAACCACTTTCTAAGTTTTCCCATAGGTCTTCTCCATCAACGCCATAGCTCGTTCCAAGGTTTCCAGGGGCGGCTCAAAGACATCGACATTGCCGACGACAAAAAGCACCTGTGGTTTGGGGCCTGGAAGTTTGTTGTATTCGGCTCGAATGCGATACAGCACTTCCTTGGGAGACTCGGCATGAAGTATCCGAAACACGTAAGTTTTGGTCGGGTCCAGTTCTGCTATGAGTTCTGGATGAATAACGACTTCCGGTTTCTTCTTACGTCCCCACATCAGGAGCCTCCAACTTGACAAATCTATCAGTTCTGTCAAGATAGTTCTCGAATCGATTGAACTGCGTCAGGGGATTCACCATTATCCGGCACGTGCCCTTGAACCATGGATGTGCCATGATCTGGTCAAGAAACGCATCCTGGCCGTGCAGAGTTTCATATACTTCGTTGCACGGCACGTGATTGATGGTTTTGTCCTTTGAATCGAACTGCTTTTTCAGGTCATTCATCTTGATATCGTTCCGATGAATGTCAACCCAAAGTTCTCCGTTATCATCGATGGCTAAGTAAGCGTGCATTTTATCCTCCTCCCCCGCCAAAACAGATCGGACAGTCTTGACCGTCAGTAGGTCGTTCTTTCAGTGGGATACCTTTTACAGAAGATATCAGCCCGCAATGTGCTTTGCCGAAGTAGGTGGCAGCATGGATGATGCCCGCATGGTTGATAAAATAAGGGTCATCAGTTGGTAGGGCTGGGGCATCGAAGTTGTCCTGGCCCAAGGTCGCACCAGCTTCATTGCACTGTTTGATGTATTCCGCGATCAGATCACGGCACCATTGGACCCTCATTTCGAGGTTTGGCAGGTCCACCGTGAAGAAGAGTTGAGGTTTGAAGACTTCAAAGACTCCCAGGAGCGAACTGTTGGCTTTTTCACGCCACTCTGGGTCAAAGTTGCTGGGCGGGCGCACACCGTCCTCTACGGGCACCAGGAGGGGCGGCAAGTGGAAGATGATGTCATAGTGCGGCCTTGGATTGTTGGCTTTGTTCAGTTCACTGAAGAGATCATTGAGGAGCATCACATCTTTGGGTGTGCCTTTGGAGAGCATCTGAGCATATAGCATGCTCATAAAGATCGGGGCATCAGTGATGACGAGATTGGCATTGCCCACTGATTCTTCCCAATCCATTTGTTTCTTCAGGATGCGGAACTGTTCCCAGAGGTCTTTGATGCCGCCGTACTTGATGATGTAGCGTCTGGCATATTCGGCAGACAGTTCGACATTCTCAAGTCCTTTGATGTTTCGACAGGTAGCCGCAAGTCCTCGGGCGGTTGATGTCTTCCCTGAACCGGGAACCCCGGCAAATCCAACTTTCATCATTATTTTATCTCCTTCAATGCTATCTGGCCGTTTTCGATTATCACCCGAACCTGGTAAGCAGGTATTTCTCCAGTTTTAAGCAGACCCAGGCCCACCAAATCCATAATGGAGAGGTGACGACTATTATCAGGAGGAACTTCGTTTTTGGGCTTAATCTTTTCCACATCAGCGTGCTCCTTTATCCACTCGGGACTTGCATAGTTGTAGTCGTCGTCGCCATGGCCTGCCAAACAGCCACCTATGTAATGGACTTTGCAGGTTTCGCATGGACCCGAGCATTTGGTAAACATGTCCATTAGTATCTTTCCAATTTAGTCAAAGCGGTCGCCTACACTCGTTGATATCTTAGTGGTTTTGCGTCCCTCGGAGTAACTTCCCTGGGGCATGGCTATGCCACTGTGGGGACGACCATTAATGTTGGATTGGCCGTCGTCAGTATGCCCGCAACATTGGCGGCAGAGCATAGAAATATCACCCAGCCACGCAATGCCGTCAGCATTATGAATCGTATTGCCACATCGACAGCGTTTCATGGGACCACTTTTACGTCACCTTTCTGCACGAAGCACTCCGCGACTCCATGCGGGCAGTTTTCCAGTTTGACCAGGGCCATGTGCAACCAATTGAGTTTGATCGAGTTATCAGGTTCCAGGATTTCTATGGTGCCGAACTCGCCGGTGTGCGGGTGATTCGGTTTTATGATCTTGACTCTGATCTCACTCATGCCTGGTCACCTCGGACGTAGTGGATACCTTTTATCTTCTCATCACGTCTTATGTAAGTATCTCTTTTAACGGGGCCTTTCCTCAGCATGGCTTGGTAAGCTGTCAGTTCCTGGGGGACCAGTTCATTGAGAACGTCTTTTATTGCCTGATTGCTTATTTTGTATTTATGAGCCAGAGCACATAGGCCGCAGTCCGTGCGGAAATCCTTGACTATGGCCTCTTTGAATGCCGGGCTAAGTTGCTCACTCATAGTCCCTTACCCCCAGGCCCGCAGGAAATCGCGGTTTGCCTTTGTCGGTGTAGTTCTGGAACTTGACGGTATACATCTTGCCGATGGGGTCATAAGTGCCCTCACAGAACCCCAGCCACAATTCCTTGCGACCTTTAATGGTGCCACTGGGACGCACTTTGAACAGAGTGCCATCCTCAGTTTTGCACACATACATGATTGCTTCCTCATCTGTGCCCTTGCCGTCGATGCAGTCGATGATCTCGAACTCTTCGGTTATGAAGACCTTGATCTTCTGGAGATCATAGCTCCTCTTGTCGATGGCATAGGGCGCATTCCAGTTGCGAACCATGGCTCCCTCGTAACCCCTGGCCGTGCATTTGTCATGGAGCCTCACAGCATGTTCCTCGGACTTGCAGTTGACGGTCTTGACCAGAATGACGTTCTCCGGCAGCAGGCCACTGAGTTCCGCGCTCCTGAACATGTATTCCAGGTACTTGTATCGTTGCTCATACGAGGTCTCCGAAGTAATGTTGTTCTCGTCAGGCAAACAGTCGTAGACGTAGTACTGGAGATGCGGTGTCAGTTCGGAGACCTTGGTGACCGCCGAGGTTGTTTTCTGGAATCCGCCCGCTTCAGGAGACAGAATCAGTTCACCATCGAGGATGGACCCGTTGGTGTCGAACATCAAGTGGCCAACGATCTCGGGTTTCCAGAGTTTACCGTTACGACTCCAGGCTTTCTCTGAGTTCATTAGGCAGCGCACGCCATCGAACTTTGGTTGGAGGCCGCAGGGGAACTTGATCTTCTTTTTCTGGCCCTTGGTCTTGACTACGCTCTCAACGAGAGTGCCGTACTTGTCGAACTTGTCGATCATTACGTCATAGAAGACGTGTGCCAGCATCGGGAACGGCAGAGTCACGGCTACTTCACCTTCGGCATGGAATCCCTGGTCCCGTTTCTCTCGTTCCTTGACCTGAATCTCGAAGATGGCTTGTTCTTCATCGGTTGTCTCGTTGGAACGACCTATGTTTTTGCCTTTGACTTTGCGTTCATCGCTGATGGTTCTGGCAGAGGTATTTCCTCCGGCCAAACTTTGCCAGGAGATCGAGTAGATGTAGCAGCCTTTTTCCTCGCTCTTGGCTGCGTAACCCTCCCAATATAGTTCCTGTCCCTTGGAGTTGGTCTTTTGAATGATTGGGGTCTGGTGGAGGACATTCATCGTACCTCACCTTCTTCCGAAATGAAGCCCTGAGTTTTGATCGTCAGCCACCAACGACCATCGAACTTTTTCCACTCACCATAAGGTTTGAGTATGTGGCGTGCCCCGAGGATGATGAGTAACATGGCCGGGTATTGATATATGGGTAGGCCCCAATACCACTTTCGGATGGCTTTGAGTTCCTTTACCGTGAATGTCAGGATGCCGATGAAGACAATCCAGAAGATTGGGCCGATGACCGTAGCCAACACCCATGTCTGCCATTTGGTTAATTGTTCAATCACTGATATACCTCCAGCGAACGTGACGATCTGTTTTTCCATGGACGACTTTATAAAGGCCGAGTTCCCGAGCTACGCGCTTTGAGACATCAAACTGCCAGCAGTTCGGTTGGTGCAGGGGCAATCCTCCGCGATCTGCGATGATGCAAATTGCTCGGCCATTTTTTCCATACCTAATTTCTATTCTACGCCCGAACTGTCCTCCCCTACAAGCTACGTAGTGTTTTTTGTGACTAAATAGGGGACCGGAAGCCATAGGACGGCCTTCAAACTTCTTGGCGTAGGTGGTGACCTGTCCAATTTTCCATGCCACGGGAACCATTTTCGTGATCTTCTTTGCGATCACTGGTCTTGGCTTTCTTTGCTTGGGTTCCAACTGAGTGGTATGGCTGAGAGCTAAACCCGTGAGGAATACTGTCAACCACAGCACCAGGAAGAACTTTGTTCTTGATTGCTGTGCCATACAGACAGTATAGCATGGGAAGTCAAGAGGTGGGACTGGTACAATTACCAGTTTTCAGAGGCGTACGCCATCAATACATCCACAGATATTGGGGTTGTCTTTCTTGTCCTGGCAGCAAGGAGCGATAGAGCAATCCTCACAGGGCACAGAGGGTTTTGATTCCATCTCCTCCCAGTCGGGCAGGTCCACGGTCTGACCGGCCATAGCGTGGCCGCTATCGGGCAGGAAAGCGATCTGGCCGTTAGTGACGAAGGAATGGCAGGTCGGTCTTGTCCTGGTGCCATACTTGTGCGCATGGACGAGCATTGAAGGTGTGAATGTCGGCAGGTCTACATTACCGTTGAACTCCCAGCGAGTATCGAACAGGTGACCACAATGACAGGCCGGACAGAATATCGACCAGCCAGCATGTTCACCTTTCTGGTTTGTGCACTCTCTCGCTTTTGCCATTACTTCAACCCTTTGCCGTAGAAATGTGAGGAGCCACCTTCAAGGGCGTAGACCTTCTCTGCCCATTTATGATTGCATTTGGTATCCGTACAGGAATACCTAACGATATGGAACCAGCCCGTCTCATCGAAGTCAAGTCCGGGCAAGACCTCTTTTTCAATAACGTGAAATCCACACACAGGACAGTAGGATGAGAACTCTGTGGCGGATTCTCCATCGGCTCTTTTATGTTTGAGTTTCGGTCTTTTTAGCATTTGTCAGTTCAGTGACCTGCTTCTTTAGCTGGCCTACTTCTTCTTGAGATTTGTTATATTTGGCAAGAGTCAGTTCGCCAACCTGTTTCTTTAATTGGTCTACTTCCTCTTGCATCTTGCGTTCTTTCTCGAAGGCTTCCTTCTGGAACTTGAGTAACTGCTCATTTAATTCCCGATTTGCCTTGCTTAACTCTCGATTTTCCTTCTCGATGTCTCCACATCGTTCGGACAGTTTATCAATCTCAGCTACCAGGTTTGTCCGCTCTTTCATGAGACCGTCCACCTGACTCTGTAGAGATTGACGCACACTGGCGTCATCAGTGAAAACAAGTTCTTTCTTCTTGGTATAGTATCCTACCACAGCCGCGATCAGTTGGACAATACCCCCACCGACCAGGGCCGCTACAATAGTCCACCAATTCATCTGCGCACCACCCCGAGTTTGATGTAGATTAGGCCGTTAAATAGCGTCAACACCATCGTGAGCGGAGCCGCCATAGTACAAAACTCAGGGCGTTGTGAACTGACAAATGTGATCGAGAGGAATAGCCATACAAGAGTGGCTATGAAGCAGGAAGCTTTTCGTGCCTTGAACTTTTGGTAAAAGACACCATATAGTTTCAGAAGACCGGCAACCAGAAGCATCGTGCCCCAGCTTTCCGGTATGAGTTTTGTGGTCTGCCATGAGCAAAACCCTGAGTGACATACAGGAAAGAAAAGCCAGATGCCCGTGAATGTTGAGATCACACCCAAGAGTAATTCAGCATATTCAGTGCTTGTGATTAGTAGCAGTTCGTGTAGGCGTCTCTTGAGCATCAGTTGCCTCCTGTTTGGTTGCTATATCTATTCTACAGCAAAAGGGGCCGAATAATCGAGGCTACACTGTCCAGTGAGTTCATATTTGTATAAGAATCGATCAAACCCCCTCTAATAGACGTTACTAAAGTCAATGCAGTAGCTTTCATTTGCGCCCGGACATCTTTTTCCATATTGAATCGTTCCGTGTCACTGAGACTGTTGGTGAAGTCGAGATCGAAACTCTTGATGTAGTTGATGTCGTGCAGAAGTTCGTACCTCTTGGCGTAAACAGTATCAATGATCTGTTTTTCCATGGCGTATTGAGGTTCGCTTTCAGGAGCAGCAGGCACCGGCATGAGCAGACTGCTAAGTTCGTTTATTCGCAGGAAGTTGCGAGTGGCGGCAGCATACGTGTTACTTCGATACTCTGTAAGGGATTGCTGTGTGAGGAGAATGACCGTAGAGAGGCAGCCAGAGGCCCTTATCGCCATTTTAGCGGCATTGATGGCCGCCCGAGCAACGTAACGAGCTGATTCTGCAAGGTGATCTCCATATTCGGCCCCATTGCGAGGAAATATTTGTACCCTTTGATAGTAGTAAGGCACACCTACACCCAGCATGGCAGTTTTGATAGCTTCTGACTGCTGATAATAGAAATCAGGATTACCAGCCATCATTGTATCGATATTGGCACTACCCAGGTCTCCCAGGATTTGTTGACTCAAACCATAGCTGAAGTTGAATGGGTCTTGTTGTGCATCGTCAGGACCAGTAAGATATACCCAGGAAGTTCCGATGCCGGGTTGAACATAACCACCCCATAGAGGGTCATTGGTACGAGCTGTGGCCCCAACCGCAGTCCAGGTATAGATCGATTGAGCGGGAACAGTATAGGTCCATTCAGCATAAAGGGCTTCAATCTCAGCTATCCGGGCATTTATCTGAGCCTTTGATACATCGCCACTACCTGGTATGGGGTCTCCGCAGTAGTCATAGCGGATAGTAGACTCTTGTTGGGAATCCAAATACAATTCGGAGAAGACTATCAAGTCGAATAGTTTGCTATCATTGTTGGTGTATTCCAGCCATGGACCAAGATGACCTTTAACCAGTTCCAGAGCAATAATAGTTTTGATGGTCCGAGTATCTTGAACACAGTAATCAAGTAACGTGGCAACTTCAGGCATTGCAGACATATCGAGTAGATCGACCATGTAGATAGGCGTGTCCATTCCATATTGTCTTCGGTTTCCAGTGATTCTGGTCTCTATCCACTTGATATATGCTTCCGAACCTTCTTCCATGCCGGACAATATCGTATTGTATGTCGTATAATACTTCATTTCTACCACCCAGCAAGACTATGTGGCCCACCTGAGCCACCATTATAAGTGCTGCTCCTGATATCTACCTTAAACCCTGGAATAGGGCACATTAAGTCCATAGCAAAATAGCAGTCGATGAATCGACCCGCAGTTTGTCCTTTTTCGGAGAGGGGGTCTGTTTCAGGGAAACTGTAGGTGGCTTCGCCTTCCCAGACAAGTTGTTTGGTCAGTGGAATAACTGGGTCTGAAGCATACAACTTGTTCTTAGCACCAAAATTGAGACTGGTGCATGTGACATTGCCACAGGCCATACCTTCACAGTCATTGCCTGCCCAGTATCCGGGGTCATATCCAGGGCAGTTGAATGACCAGTCGTGGTAGATTTCCACGGTAGTAAATCCATATCGGAATACCATAGTTGCGTAGTTAATCAACTTTACGTTGATGGTGACTTCCTCTACCAGTTCATCGGTGAAGTAAGCGTGCCCACGATGGAACCCATTATCCTCGGAATCCATATTCATCATCATGTCGTAGTATAGAGCTTCCATTAACTCACTGGGAGCTTGCTCGTATATTTGTTCGAGGAATGTGGTTCTGGTACATACTTCTTTGATTGGTCTGCCGTTGACTTTTATGGTGACTTCCCATGCGCCCCAGGCACCATCACCCCAAGGAGAACACATATAGCCAGCCTCATATATATAACCTGGAAATCGGCCAAAAGGATTGTCATTTACATCGAAATGGTGGAGTCTAGGATTGGTGCCAAGACATATTCCCAGACCATTTTCACTAGTCTCAGGATGTGTGTATCCGTCGGCTCCGTCTACAAATACACCCCAATAGTTGCATAGGATATCGATACCCACCCATGAACGGATTCCTGGGTCAACTACAATGCCACAATCCTTGGTCTCTTCGATTTCTTCTTCGGTTACTGGGTCTTTGCCCTTGAATCTTACTGGACAGACTCCCCAGACTTCAGTATCGGCAGGCTCAGGAACCATTTCCGTGATATTACTATCCCCGGTCACGGGGTCAATTTCTTGGGGCATTCGTGCTTCTATCTTATGTATTTTGTTCAGTATGTTGCGAGGAGTCCTGAATTGGACCGGATTATCCTCATAGCTGTCTAGGTCCATTTCATCAATTGAATTGTTGATAGCTTCGATTTGGTTTTCATTAGATTCGACGGTACTTTCGATGGCATTTATACGAGTTTCGATTTCAGCCATGCGATCATCTGCCGGAGTTGGGTCACTGGATTTCTCATCTTCAAGAGTTTCTTTTTCCTTGTTCAGAGTCTCAATTTCATCTCTTATGTCTTGAATGTCCAGACGCAACTCATCGGCCAGACGAGTTCGTTCTTTCATCAAGTTCAGAAACCAGTAGCCTCCTCCCCCTGAAGCTGTAAACTTAACAGGTTCTAATCCGCCCCCTGACCAGAATGTTTCTCCATGGTCACTGCTCTTTTCTACTGCAATAGGGTTCGTGCGTGCTTGTCGCCACTCAGGGAGATATGGAGGGCTTCCTATATCAAAAATCTGAGCTTCTTCTCGCTGGGTCCATGTCTTTTGGGTCAGTTGAACTTCTGCATGGCTGGCACTGGGCATTATTCTTCGCTCATAAAGCTCGCAGGATTCATCGTAGTCCAATTCGTTGTAGAATGTCTCTAATGGGTATATGTCTGGAGCGAAACCAGGCATGTCCACCGGATGTTCCGTATCTCGGACGGGCACTCGTAGTGAACCTGTGCGATCAATGCCGTCAAGGTTTGTAGCCAATTTGTCGGCCTCATCGGAACATGGAGATCGTTTTAACAGGTTGGTTTCAGCAAGTTTAAGGGAAGCATACTGCCCGGCATATTCTCGATATTCGCCTACTTTTGGAGACCGGTATAGTATTTTTCCTGAGTCTTTGTCTATTAGGATAGGTGTGAGATCAGGGGCGATCTTTAGCTTTCCTGGATTGACTATATTATCAACTGCCATGGACATGGGAGTGATGCCACTGTTGCTCAATACAGACTTAAACTCTGTTTCGGGTTCACCATCATCTCCAATGATAGGGTTCCCATATTCATCTTCTTTATCTACTTCTTGGACGCAGCCGAACATCCACCCACCGTCGGATAAGTAGTCGTAATGAGAGCCGTGAAATGCTCTAAAGAAAGGTTTGGTGTTGTCTAATTCCTCTTCATCCTTCTCAAAGGAGCCTTCCACGAGCACGTTGCCGAAGCCCTCTATGTCATAGATATTGATGCCCTCTGGAATAGTAACCACTGTAACTGGAATCTCACGAGCATCAGCATAGGTGCTTTGAGAGCAGTCCTCTTCAACTTGTGTGCGAGGAGCGATGACCTGTGCAGTCGTCTCTTCCACAGGTCGAGTATCTACCATATCATCGGTGACTTCAGGCCCCATCAGTTCTTCATCGTAATCGGTATTTATCCGTCGAGCAGCTTCAATAGCTCCCGCTATACTGGATGCTTCGGATTGCCCGTCTTGTGTTGCATAACTATGTGTTACGGCGAAGTCTTGTGGCTCTAAGACATAATCAGAGTTTTCAGACCCACCAGTGAGCATGTAATTGCCATATAGGAACGGAAGTCTTAGGACTTTGGTTCCCACGGGAACTTCTCCGGCTTTTGTTGGAGGTGCATCTTTTTCCTGAACCAGAACATGAATGTTCCCTTGCCCGTGTGCGACCGCGAGAGGTACATATTCATCTGGAAGGCCAACAAAGCCTCGAACTTCACCTGTCATCAGGTGCGTAATTGCAATTCCTCGTTGGCCCTCTCCTCCATCAATTAGACCCACGAAGTAGAACATGTTCTCACCGATAGCCATATCAAAGCGGCCTGGAGAACCTTTTAGAGGACCAAGGGTATCAAAGGGTTCTCCCACGTCTTCTATGCCGTTGAATCCTGGTTGCGTCACACCAGATACCAAACTTGTTACATCAACCTTTAGAAAACGGGGAGCCTGTTGTTCATCAACTATGTTGGCTATAAGGACTCCTCGGGGAAGAATAGTAAGTCCGACAACCTGGGAACCTGACGGTGTGGTCACTCGTGCCAAGTCTTCTATCTCTTCCAGGTTTATTTCGTCTTTTACTACTCCGTTGTTATCGAAGTTTTCCTCTTTCAAACCACAGTATTGGTCGGTGATTCGGATGACATCGCAGTCTTGAAAACGATCTACGATTGCAAGATAACTATTTCCGGCACCAACCAGGGCAGGATTACGCCAGCGTCTATCTGGAATTGTGCGTATATGATAACCGGTCAATCCCGAATACATGTCCAGTTGTTTCTTTTTGACTCCGGCCACGGTTTTGTAACCCAAAACGTAGACGACTGATGCATCAACTTGGTTGTAAACTCTGCCGAATTGATCGACAAGACCTCCAACTTCGCGGGCATCGTCATTATGCTTAACCGAGACATCTTTGGGAGTCTCAGCAGGTTTTTCCCAACCACATATTTCACAGAGCACATAATCTGTCATCTGGATACGATCTCCTGCCCCAGAAAGTAAGTATCGCCTTGTTTGTATATCTGATAAGCTTTACCGATCTGGACGGCTGTGTTGCCCGGAATGTAGACATCAACAGTATAGTAGCCATCTGTGAGCACACAAAAGTCAGGATTCTTTTTTAGGGACACGACAGTGCCATAATTTACTAGTTGGCTCATCGTTTTGTCAACCTCCTTACGGTAACAGAGGTGATTGCTTCATCGGCATTGATGGTATGTTTGAATGATTCACAGATTCCAGTAATTCCAAGCCCAATAGATTCCCCGACTACTGGAGTGGTATCGAGACTATAGGTGCCCACGACAGTGTGCCAGTAATACCCACCAGTTTGATACCCAAAACCTTTTTGCACTTGTGCCCATACTTTGTCCAGACCTCCATAGTCCATTCCTGGGCAGCCTATTTGGAGAGCGGCACGAGAGCGTCCAATGGCTTTCAAGTACTCTTCATCCACGCTGTAAGAGCTGTGCCCCTGTCTCTTTGGAATAAAGAGAGGGAGCAGACGTTCGCCATTCAATAGTTGGTATCGACACATAGGTGTCTTACTCGTGGATATGCGAGTGCCTTTCTTTGGGAGAGGCATTTGATCGGGTGGATTGTTGTATGAGTTCCAGGCATTAAGATAGAACTGAATCATGGAGTTGGTCACGCCAACATTATCACCACTCTGCACATCAACTTTTTGTAGATTCCAACCTCGGCAGTAGTAGTAATTGGCCGTGACTGTGCAGACTCCGTTGCCCACGTTGTCATAGTAGTACCAGTTGCGGGTCATGTGCGTAGGAGCCTGCCCATCGGTGCACCAGTGGTTTTCTATTGTTTCATCAAAGGTGGGAACGTTGCGCTCAGTTTCCATGAATGAAGTATCTACTGAGCCGTCTCCTTTGAATATCTTTTTTTCATATTCGACAAAAGTCTCTTTTTCCATTATCAACGTAGTTGAGCCGCGTATTGGACCATAGTTACGCTCAACGATATGCCATGGTAAACTGTCAATAATGGTCACACTGGTATAGTCTCCGTCTTTGACTGATTCGATGATGCTATCGATGTCATCACCGTCCGCAGGTATGGCGGGAAAACTGATCTGAGTTTGACCTTCGGATACTGATTCATCTTCATAGGATAGTTCTACCGTGAACCTGACATCAGTAGTTTTTTCGGTGTATCGTTCCTCTATGTTTGGCATTCGAGAGGCTGAGTTTTCTTCATAGGTATGGATAGCATCTACAACCCAGTGCCCGAGACCTGTTGCTGTGTTGAAGTACTTGTCTCCTCCGGTCAGCAGAACATCACCATCAGAAGACTTGTCAGGAATATATATTTGATAACTTGATTGTCTACTCAATGCATGTGTCATAGAGTATGCTCTGCCAGAGCCAAGACCAGCAGCATCGGCATAGTTCACCTTGATAACCTGGAGTCCATTCATATCCATGCGAACATAGTATTTCTCGAACTCGAATTGATTGAATGGGGCAACTAGGGATTGAGCTACCTCGATGGGAGATTGCTGAATAACTTCGTAGGTGCCCCATATATTGTAACTTGGAATATCACAACGCCCAAGGGTAACACCAGCTTTGCCACAGATAGAATGGAGTACTGAATTGGAACTTACAGCATTCCAACCCAGGTCTTCACCCTTTTCACTCATATTCCAAACAGCAGAACGTTTTTGTTTGTGAGGAAAGCCTCTGGGCACCTGAGAAAGGGTGATCTTGTAACTCAACTGATCTGGGTCTTCCAAGTCGTCCATGTATTCAATGCTGCCCTTGAATAGCACGTGAGAAGGCACGCCTCCATAGGTGCCCACAATGTCGATGAAAGTTCCGTTGGGTCTAATATCTGTAGCTCCAGCGGTGGGTTCATCACCAGGGAAGCCAAACTCAGCCACAGCAGGAGTAGCAGCTTCTTCGGATGCAAGTGTGATGGTGCATGTCTTTGCCAGTTGACCAAGAGAGTCTTCGATCACCACTTCAGTTATTTTTAGATTACTCATCTGTTTGACACCACAAAGGCTTTCATGCTGTGTACTTGCAGGTAAGAAACATTGACCGGACTAAAGGTGAATGTACCGGTACCATCGGGATTGGCCGGAATTATAAAATGACCAGTGAATCGTGTTTTTGTGACCTGTACAATTCGAGCTTGCGCGGTGCAGGTCCATGAACCAGTATAGCCGGTATTGGCTGTAAACTGCAAACGTAACTTACGTTGTTTGCCTGCAAATGTGACATTGAACGCGCCACCCCAGTGAGATGATTTATGGCTGACAATAGCAGCCTTCATTTGCATGGTTTGAGTCTGTTCCGGTATAATCCAGGCTTGCATTTTGAGACACTGAGCCATATGAATCTGAACCTTGATACCCAGGGTAGTTGTCATACGTTTGGCTATGCGTCCTTTGGCCTGGATAGTCGGGGGATTCACCACCCGTTTGGCTATGGCAGCCCGCATTCCGATCTGTCGATGTTCGAGGTTCATGACACCGGTCACGAGAGCCAATGATCGGGCACCGGCTCTTTGTGGAAAGTATCTAAACGCTGTTAGAAATACATTTCCCAGAGGGGCACCACAGATACGAGGTTTGACTAAATGCTCAGCATCATCGGCAGGAACCCAATTGGAATCACATAGTAGATGAAAGTCATCACTGCTTGTATCTATCAGTTTGGAGACTGCATTATAGGTAAATATTCCCCAGCGTAGGCGTCCAGTGGCTTTGAGGTATTGAAAAACCCAACCATTAGCGGTGGCGAAACATAGCCATTCATTATTTCTTAGGAGACTAGCCCCTTGAATGGCATACTCTGTTACGTTGAATCCTTGAAGATCATTTTCTCTTTGCCCAAACAATGGTCCTTGGATTTTACGAGAGTAGTAGTCATACCACATGACACCTAAAGGCGCATAAAGAAACTGCCCACTTATAAAAGAAAGACTGCCAAGTATACTTGTGGGCGTCATCGGGTCAGTGGTGGATGTTATTGTGTCTGGTAATAGGGTTATGTTAGTGCCATCATCTTCAAGTCTGAAGACGTTAGCCGATTGGGTCATTACCCATTCATCGTTGATGGAATCATAACTCACATCACCTGGGTAGTTGCTTCCACTAAAATGGTATGATCGAGGACAAGTGCCATCGGATATTTTGGTGACCCAGAAGTAGTAACCACTGCCGATATGTATTTCATCAGAAGCCACATTTACATGAGGTATGGCACTAATGTTTCCTAGATAACGTATGTTTGAACCTGATGGAGCAAGTAATGGTGTGACACCGGCTGCCACATTGGTCACGTCTATTTTTCCACCCCAGACGTTGTTTGTGCCACCAGTGCCATTGAGATAACTGAACAGGAGTGTTTTATCATCGGTAAACTCACACCAACCCACTGCGGTACCGGCAATAGCAGGCGTGGTACTTGTTCTCAGGCTGGTAACAACAGTCCAGTAGGCAGGGTCAGTAGCTGAGATATCCCATACATCGACGCTACCTCCAGTGCTGGTGTTTGATGTGGCGGCAGCAAGGTATTTTCCATCAGTGCTTATAGATACACAGTTGACTTCAGCACTCCATATCGGAGGAGTACCAGTAGGAATAAAGCGGAATATAAAGGCTTGTGTAGTTAGATCGTAGACCCATATTCCTGAAACTGTGCTGCCTGAGACACTATTATTGTTTGGCATGAATAATAGGTTTTTGGCAGCATGATATGCGACAGCGCGACCCGAGCTGGTATTAAACTGAGGATCACTGTAATAACCAATAGTTTGAGGAGGGCGTCCTTCTTGGAAAACAATGGCAAGCTGATTATTTTCCAATTCAGCTATGTCGGCGTCAAGGCACTGGTCCAAACCTATTACATCTAGGAGAGGACTGCCAGTATAGTTGGTTAAATACTGAATTGCAGACCATGTATACCCGTCATCTGTAGAAAATGAAACTCCGAGATCACAGAGCGGTATATCTCCTTTGGTTGCCCGAGTAAAAGACCCAATTAAAGCAAGATGTCCATTTCTGAGTGCCCTTACTTTGAAAGCACGTAAATCGTTGGTTGTACCAGCTCCACCAAAGCTGGGCAGCGTTCTATAAGTCCATGCATTGTCTAAGAAACCATCTGCTGTATTAGGGTCAACGATGATGTTTTCATAGACAGCTATTGTGTCAGGGGTGCTATTAAGGCACATTACCACAAAGCGATTGGTAGCCCTGAACAGCACAATTCCATCATTGTTATAAGTATTATTGGTCAGTATGTCGATTGGTGCTATGCGAACCAAGTCAGTATCTACCATGGTTCTGTAGGGATAATTGTCCGTGGTGTAGTTCTGTACCGTGTCCAACCATTTTGAAGCTGCTGTATACACTAATCCGATGGGTGAGTTTACATCTGCTGGATTTATCTGACAGATTGCTGGGTTATTGTGCCAGTAGCCTGTTCTGCTGCTGATCTGTACGGGAGCCTCAAAGGTTGTTCCTCCATCTGTGGAGCGTGCCATCCATATTTGCCGGTCAACTACCTGGTTGGCATCTGGACGGGACTGATTGGTTCGGGCAAAGGCAACATAGATATTTCCATTGGTGTGATACAGCACGTCATATCGTCCAGCCAGATCGGAAGACGAGTCAAGTTGTGTATCCAGGATGCGGATACCACGGGTATCTCTTAGACTATCTAAAATGGTTGCCATATTAGTAAGCTCTCGTGATGAATGCCTTGGTCCCAAACATCTGACCATAACTGAGATTGTTACTGGTTTCCAAGGTCATTATGCTTTCAAGTGATGTAGGCATAGGAACAATGAAGTGCCCTGTAAATCGAGTTTGAGCTTTCCAGGTTATACGAGCACCTACGCCCACTTGAGCCGTTTGATAGTTTCCATGCATATAGAATACCATACGGAGCCTCTTTTTGCCCACGAATTGCACTCTATAAGTGCATGGCAAGTGGACATACTTTCTCCAAGGCTTTATGTTGGCTCTCATTTGCATGCTCTGCCCGGATATCAAGTGCGCCTGACCACTGAGAGAAACGATCTTGACCGGATAGATGCGAGTTCTCAGGCCAATGGTGGATTCGTATAGGATAGCTTCTCCAATTCGACCTCGCATATAGAGACTGGTATCTGTGAATACATAAGTTTGGTCATCATAACCGGTAGGTATAGGCCACCCCTGTTGTTGAGATAGACGTGCTTTGATTTCCCATGCTGAGCCATGAATAATCCGGGCTTGACTGTTTAGGGTCCAGACAGGGCCACCTTTAATTCGCGCATGCATTTGTATGGTGGGTCTACTCAGGATATGAATGTGGGCCTTTGCCGTTATGGTTTTCGATCTTGGGAAGCATATCTTGGCCCGGACGCTTACTCGCCTCAGAGGTATGAGATGGGCCTGCACAGATATACCCCGTAGCCGCACCAGACGGCCCTTTACGGCCACTGTGCTTGTTTTATGGGTCAGAATACGTCCGTGCACATTTAACGTCCTGGTTTGCCCTTTGAGTAATGTCGCACGGAATGTCACATGGCCACTACTTCGTATCCATGCTTTAGAAGTAAAAGTGGGCACCATATTTCGCCAGATGTGACCGCGCACATATAGTTTAGGTTTGGTATCAATTATACTGGCTCGGAACAGCAAACTGGTTGGCAGAAGCAGACGAGCTTTTGCTGTGATGGTCATTCCATCGGTCCAACCCAGAGTAATGACCGGAGCAAATGGTTGTGTGCGCCGAGCCATATCACAGAATCTGGTGTAGATCACCAAAGCACCATCTGCCCGAGCTACCACACGAGGGAACTCCATTTGATTATAGTCGGCGGCGTTGACCGTTCGGGGACTCACGATATCATAGAATGCAGCGTCTCCCTCATAGAGTTGTTTGGCTGTTTGATCGTAAGTGAAGACACCATATCTGAGTTTTCCAGAGTTGTCAATTGGTGCAAACCACAGCCCTTTAGAGTCACCCCCGGAAACAAGCCATTGAGTGCCTTTAACATCTACAACATGTGTGCCATAGTAGAATGAATCTCCAGGGTATATGCCCATCCCCATGGTGCGTTCTGACTCAACCATAGCTCCCAGGAGTACCTTTGAATCCGGGTTATAGAACATGACACTGTAGTCACTAGTAGTCAACATACCTACATTGTCTCCCACGGTAAAGAATCGTTGAGGAGGACCATACAATCGTGGGTTACTTGTACTGACATTGATCGTTTGAAGCTGTGAAAAGGTATGTGTTATCCAATTGTACTTGAGGAAATAAAGAAGTGTGTTAGACCCCACCAAAAACTCATCATTGATTGCATCATACCCAATGGCATAGTAACTCATATTTGTTATGGAAAAATTGCCTAAAGCGACTCCCGTGGTGGCATCACATGCAAGTATCTTGGAAGCATTGGTTAGGAAGAATAGAACGTTATTGACTACTGTAATTCTGGAATACAAAGAAGGGGATGAATCCCCATTATTGTAGAGAGCCACAAATGTTCCTGTCGGGTCAGTTACATCGAACTTGCCACCCCAGTTATAGGCAAGTAGAGATGATTCACCATAGCCAAAAACGAGAGTCGTGTTAGAGAGCCACTGCACGTCTTGGATTTTATTAGCCAGCATAATCGTTGAAGTAGATTTGCGGAACTCTTGTATGACCCATTGGGCACGGTCGGGATTCTGCATATCAACCAGAGTAAGACCGATGTTTGTGGCTATTGCCAGGTAACGTCCGTCAGGACTTTGGGAGATATTGTTGATATCGTGTGTCCATATTGGTGGAGTTGAGCGAACAGCCAAACGGAAACCTTCTTCAAAGACCCCGGATGCACTTCGATCAAAGAAAATGATACCGCCTTCTGTTGTGGAATCCACATAATAAGCGGAAGCAGCACAGTGTTCAGCCACGATCAAAGTGTCTCGTAGACTGTCGTATATCACACCAGCAGTTCTAACATAAGTTTGGCTGTTCAACTCTGGAATAGTATTACTGTTTATGATTTGATGCGTATTACCTTCTTGATATAAAATACCGACACTACCATCGCTGAGTTCCGCGAAATCTGCTGCTAAAGGAGAAGCATGTGGAGCCAGATCGATAGAACCGTCCCATGCATTGGTGGCCATGGATTGAATGGCTGTCCAAGTAGACCCTTCGTTCGTAGAGAAACAAATACCCAGATTCAACACCCAGTTAGTGCCAAGATACTGAAAATCAGTGTCCCCTCCATTGTAGATACTTGCATAAGTCACCAGAGCAAATAGGTGGCCTGAGTTTGCATGGCGTCTTACACTTAGAGATGTTAAAGTTTTTGCTCCACTTGATTGGCCTCCAGGGTAAAAATAGCCTGTAATTGTCCAGTTGGAGGCATTGTTGAATGTCGCACTTTCATAGATTGAGATGGCTTTAGCAGCATTATCCCCCAGGCATAGTATTCGGAACTTGCCTGCAACAGTTTTAATCAACTGTGGGTATGCATTATTTTGAGTAGCAGTGCCTGTGTAGATGATGGCAGGCCCCCAGGTGACCGTGCCAGTTACGTCGAATGATAGGCGATAAATAGTGCGAACAGCCCCTCGAACAAAAGCTAGACCAATGTCGGAGGATGTGCTGGTTAGATCAAGTTGCAGTAGGGATGGCATGTTATCCCAGTAACCAGTGGTAAGCGTGATTCTGCTGCCCCAAGTAAGACCACCATCGGTAGAGATCACAAGATAGAGTCTTCGTTGAGCCACAGCGTTGGAGTATGTGTCTGAGAAAACACAGTAGGTATTTCCATTTGTGTGAATAAGTACATCGCCCCGACCAGGAATTGAGTTCTGAATGGTCGGTTTAGCTAAGGTATTGACGTAACGTCTTTTCCAGGAAACATCCTTAATGCGAGCACGTAGTTTGAGTCTGGAATAAGGCCATATCTTACCACGAATCCAAATGGCCTTCAGTCGTCGTTGGGATATGCGCGTCCGTACTTGTAGGTTTGGTGTGTAGATGTTCTGGATACGAGTCTGTGTTTGGAATGACTGTCTCCGAACAAGGCTGGCTTGTGCACTTAGTTCCCAGTTGAAATATTTCAGAATCCGGGCTTGACCGATTAGGTCTCGATGTTCATAACGTAGCACTCGGCATTGAGCTGAGAACTGGTGGGCGAGACGTAGGTTGGCTTTGATATGAAGTTCACTGGTATGGTAGTGGCTCACTCGGGCCTGTAAGTTGATTGATTCCTGATGTAGTTGAGTCAGTCGGGCATGGAGTTGAAGATCGGAATATCCATATTTTTTGACCCGAGCTTGGACATTTAATGTCCAGGAGCCACGGGGATTAATCTTGGCTCGAATGTTTAGGGTATGTCCGGCAGACTGACTGATAGCCGCCTTGATTCGTATGGCCTGTCCCAGGGCGATAAGGTATGCCTGGGCTGAGAAGCGTCTTATGTAGGCTGGATTGTTGTCGTACGTGGCTCCAGACTGGTCATAGACAAAACCTGCCTGATCGTAACTGTATAAACCACTGCGCTCATGCAGAATGCGAGCGGTAAAACCGACTGTCTGATTAGCCACAACACACTCCTACTGAGATCGTGGAAATAGTTGTCCTGTTGTTGGACGTGCAGAACCGCCCCCTGTCTCTGGAAATCCATCTTCTATTGTTCTTATGCAGAAATCTTCATCAAAGAGAACTAGCGGTGTCTCTGTCGCAGTCCTTGGAGATGATAGATATAGATTTGTGGTATCCGCACCCATGCTGCCCGTTGATATAGCCATATCATTCCCACCGTACTAGGAGTGTACTTACAGTAGTGTTACCATTGATGTAGCCTGTATTTGTGGTGCCTCCTGTTATGAAATCGTGACTGACTCCGAACATAGAAACGGACACTACTTGACCACCAGCACCTACATCTGTGCAAAATGCAGCTATTCCTATACCATCTGGGTGTCCGGCATAGCCCATGTAGGTAAATATAGGAAAAACACCCAGAGTAGTGCCATAAGAGCCGGTGCCTGCTTTTGGTCCAGCGCAAAATGGAGCAGTCATAGCCAGACTACCAGGTACTGGAGAGCCAACCGCAGGTAGCCATTGTTGGTTAAATACTGCACCAGCCTGTCCTACTATATTGACACCCTTGCTGTTCACTGTGCCATTAGCATCCCGAGGGCGAGCCAAGTAAAACATCGTTGGTATGGAGGTTGTGCCTGAACTTGCATGTAAAGCTGCACTCACATAACCTACGCCACAAGATACATAGCAATCAGAGGCAGTGGCGTTGTAGTTCATAGTAAGGACCATGGCAAGTGAGGTTATGCCAACAAGGACACCAGCTCCGCTTGATGCCCGTCCGACTGTGATCTGTAGACGAGGATAAGTTGCGGTCGCACCTGCCCCGTAATCGATTCTTACAATGATAGGTACCGTGGCTTGCAAAGCATCGGTGAACTGTCTGATTTCGTAGCCCGCATAAGCGGCGGCACCAGGTGTGGCAGCAGTAGCCCAGTCAATTTGACCGGTATCTGCTGTTTTGGTAAAACCCATAGCTTCTAAAGCATCAGACAGAGCCTTACCCCATGCTCGAAAGGTGGCGTCAGATGTGGCATTTGGTGCTACTGAATATGATGTTTTCATTCTATTCTGACTCCTAAACTCCAGTTGGCTGCACTGTTAAGACCGTAGGTTGAGGTGTAACTGCCTGCGAGTATGAATGTATGTAATACTCCATATACAGGAAATTGCATTGCACATCCACCGGGTAAAGGCATTATAGCTGCTGGGTATACAATGAAGTTCATATCTGGATTTCCTGCACAACCCATAAAAGGATAGATATGTGAAAAACACATGGCTTGCCCCACAGTTAAGGGGGCATTGAGTCCTCCGGGATATAAGGCCATGACCTGTGCTAAAGGAGTTGATGGGAATTGTGCTCCTGCTCCCGAGGGAAGTATAAATTGTATGGGTGTTGTATTTCCCATAATTACCACGTTGATGCCTGTACTCAGGGCCACACCATCCGCATCGCGTAGACGGTCAACCCCGCAGATAACGTAATACTGTGTAGTTGACCCTGCTATTCCACAGAAGAGAGCCATGCTGAAATGTTCTTCGTCACAACTGGCAAAACATAAGGAACCATTGGTACTATTACCTCTAGAGTAACTGACATGAGTGCCACTAGCTGTGCCTGTGAATGCCCCAGCTCCATTGGTAGTATGCCCAAATTGGAATGTCATACCAAATAGAGTAGCACTTGCGCCGGTGCCATAGCTGATCTTCACGATAACAGGATTGTCAGTTTGTAAGGTGCCTGCTGGAAGTTGTCGAATCTCATAACCAGCCATGAGTGGATAAGTGGCAGGTTTAGTTACAGTAGCCCAGTCGATCTGACCGGTGTCTGCTGTTTTGATGAGTCCGATAGTGTCCAGAGCATTGCTGATGAGTAGACCCAACACTCTGAATGCTGCATCATCTGCTATACCTGCTTGTTTGATGAAACTAGTGCTGGCCATGCCTTATCCCTCAATTGGAACTGTAGTTATTATAACAGTTATTGTTCGACTTACGGTATCTTTGTTGGTGACGGTCAGCGGGAGATTGACGGTGCCATCTTCGCTGAAAAGAACGGCTGTTGGTGAAAGTATGATTTCTAGGGCACCAGTGGCTGTTAGGACTTCCAGGAGAACCCCACTGCCCGAAGTTGGGTCAACGGTTATAAGTCTGGTAGCATCGGCAGTTTGGGCATCAGTTGAAGAATATACCCGCACCCATGCGGGGTAGTCTGTGCTGATCTTGATGGCTATGCCACCCTTGCCCAAAGCAATCGTCTTCGCTGCATCACTCGCATCGGCAGCCAGGGCGTCTGTGGTGGCCTGTGTGGTCTGTCTGGCAGCTCCTCCGTGCTTGATCTTGTAGTCCAGGCTGTCCGGGTCTGTGGAGTCATCAATACCGATTTTGGTTTCTAGGGCCTCGATAGCGTCATTGGCGTCTGTGTGCTGTTTGGCGTGTCCAAGGGCCGGGTTACTGTTTAACAGATCAGTAGTTGCACCCGGATTTGATAGATTATCCAAGTTCACCGGAAAATCAGTCATATTAATCCTCTATATATTCGTAAGGTCTCCAATGGCCCCGATCATCTACAGCGATAATACATCCCGGTCCTTCCCCATGCAGACCTCCGACTTTCCAACCCATAAGTTGAAGTACCGATATATGAGCGGACATGATATTCCTATCAAGACTACCCACTTGCATCGAGGAACCAAATGTGGCATTGACCTTACGAGCATAGATCACTTCAGAATCAGGTCTATAATCGTGGTCGAACATGGTATCGATCTCTTCACCGTTCTTGTAGAACTTACCGCTCTCCTTTACGAATGTAAATGTCGGCAAGCCCTCAGAGCGTTCCACGGCAGGGAAGTTTGCCACAATCGAAAGTTGTCCCACTCGGGCATGATCGATTTCAGCAGAATTGACTTCTTCAAACTCGTCTGTGCCAGGATTTACCTGGAATTGAGAAAGTGCCGAGCCATCTGTGTAGTTGACTTGCCACTTGTAAGCCAGTTCGGGAGTTACTGCCGGGATGGGATTATCCTGGGAGTCCATGTAGGCCATGAGCTTTTCTAGCCCGCCCCTGGAGAATAGGGCCTGATTGTGGAATACTACGGGCTTTGCCTTGGTGAACGCTACTGCCTTACTTTCCGCATCGTATTGGACTCCATTTTCGATGTCGGGCATATCGATTGATATATCTCCGAGATCGATAGCAGACACCTTGCCCCACTCACCGGTAATACAACATCGACCGAAAGTGACTTTTGGTTCTCGTAAGTCGTCACGGAACGCCTGAAGAGACTTTGTGCTTTCAGGTATTTCTACTTCCATTGCCTTAGTTATCAACTGTTGCCTCCGTAGTTGATTGTTTAACTATTTTTTTGCTGTTTCCACCGCAGCCACTTGTCATGGATGTTCAACCTACAACACCGGCAGTAACGTCTCATGCGGAGTGCTCTGAGATGTTTGCTCTTTCTCATTTACGTCTCGATGTAGGAGAGTGAGAAAGTAGCCAGGGATGTATCCCCTGCCGCAGCAGCCGTGGTGGTTTGAAGCTGAAGGACGATATAGTCCGTATACCCGCTGGATGTCAGTGAACTATTCAGCGAGCCGCCTATGGTGACATTGGCTGTGCCGGGGTCTGACGTGCCGATGGTAGATGTAGCGATGGATGAAGTGGCGTTTGTAGGCTGAGCATACAACGTCTGATTCATCTTGGCCTTGACTACCAGACCGGTGTTCGGGCTGAAGTCTGTGGACATCCAGAATCGCAGATCATAGATCGCGTTGAATGCTCCACTGAAATAGCCCTGGAGCCACACTTCATATGAGTTGTTGCCCGCAGGAATCGGATGTGTGGCATAGTCCGATGTGCCGATAGAGTCAATGTTTTTGAAGTTCACGAGGTTGCCCGTGGCTCCAAGACTCTGCCGGGTTCCTGCTGGTGCACCGACTGTCTGTGCCCAATTGAATGTCGCAGGCATGATCTGTCTCCTTATGTTCCTGTATACTCGACTATACAATCGAATTGGCGAGGGTTACCCGCAGGTGTAGTTCCCGTGGGAACAGTCACTTTAGCCCAGAACAGTTCGGTGGCTCCAGCAATCATTGTTCCAAAACTGAGAGCAGCCGTTGTATAAGTTCCGGGATTTCCACCATTGTCCTTAGCCAGCAAAACGAAATCAAGACCATCGTTTTGCATCAGACGTTGGACAAATAGGCGAACAGAATTGGCATCGGTATCTCCTATGTTCCTGATCTGGAACTTGAGTGCCAAATTATCGCCACCGTCGATGGCCCCAAAGTTGAAACTGGAGATTACTACTCCAGCATCATTTGCTAATTCAATAATTGCAGCCATAGTCCCATTATAACACAGACAGCCGGGCTAAGAGTCAAGTTTTCCAGAACGTTTTACCCAGCGCAGTGTCTCCTCCACAATAACATCGGCACCAATCCTTTTCAAGCACTCAAATTGTTGGGCCGGATTGATCTCTTTTTGACATGGATAATTATACCAGCAAGGGGCACAAGGCATCAGTTTTGTGCTGTCTGTCGCGCTCCCAAGATAGTTCCCCATTCGCATTCGGCAATCCGTGGGGCCGAAGATTCCAATTACGGGAGTGCCAACGGTCCCTGCAACATGGACAAGTCCACTGTCAACGGATATGAGTGCGTCCATCCTCTCAACCAAGGGTATGAGATCACGAATGCGAGTTCCGATAATGCTCTCGACTCCATCGATTTTAACAGTGGCGTCAATGGTAACGGGTCGCACACCGGCTCTTTTAAGGAGATCACATATTTGCCGGGTCTTATCGATGGGTATTCCACGTTTGGGGTCACAGGAGGCAACTCCGACACCGACAACTGGACTATTGAGCCACCCCCTCTGATGGAAAACAGTCTCGGCGGCAAGTCTTTCTCCTTCAGTGATTCGGTAAACAGGCGCATAAGAGCTGGGTACGACTCCGGCACGTTCACACCAGAGTTGGTATCGGGGTTTTTCGATAGGCAGTCCATGTTTTCCTCGCTCCCATTCATAGTCAACACAAGGTGTATTTAAGCAAACAGCCAAGTCCGCTTTTTGCCAGAATATCTCATTTTCTATATTGGGGCAACCTGCGTAATACTGACCCCAGACCTCCTGTGTTCGAGCGGAACAACCCTCATAAGGTTCTATGACTACGATTTCATCGATGTAGGGGTTATGCTCGGCCAGATCGGTCAAGGCTCCCCCAAGATATATGTTGGCTGTCACGCACTTGAGAGTGTGTTCCGGGTACTTCTCTCGCAGGCCCCGGAACACACAAGATAGCATCAGGACATCCCCGATGCCGCCCAACTGTCGCGCCATGACAATATAGGGCTTTCGAGCCATCTACGCTGCCGCCTTTTCGATCTGAGTGAGGAGTATTCTCGGTTCAGCTTGGAGCCGATATCCGAGAGTAACTGCTAGGTTCATATTCTCCAGGAAGAACATGTCTACCTCTTCGGTGGGAATGATATCGAGGAACTGTTTGATAGCCTCGATTTTGGCGGTATCGGCAGCATTGCGCTCCTGTTTGCCGACTTTGATCTCTTTGACTTCGACTCCCTCGGGGAATCCACCTGTGCCATCACTTACCATTTGTTGCCTCCCTCGGTGCCTTGCACCTAGTTGATTAAACGCTCATCGTTGCCACACATGCTATCACGATATGCGTGGGGTCAGCAGGTGACTTCGGTTTGAGCTTTGTTAGGTAAACAAACTCTTCGGATTGTCCAGCCACTCGGATATCTAACTTCAATCTTCGAGCTATGTTTACAAACTTAGAGTGTAAAAATATGCTGACGGAGCCGCATATCAACTTCACAGCTCCATCGGCTTCCATGTCTGGCTTGAACTTTTCTCCTACAGGCATGGTCATTATGTCCTCAATGTCGAATGTCGGCATTTCCTCAGCACTTTGCGCCCAAATTGGATGGTCATTTACTCCACAACTTGTGAGTTTTTGGGCGTAGTTTACAAGGTCAGCCGATTCCCATAAAATGATACCATCTGAAACCACCGAGTGTAAACCATCCCAGGCATCAAACCAACCCCAGTGAATAGGATGATCGAATGAGAAGCCAAAGTGATTCTTGATCGCTATAACTTCGTCCAGTAGATCGATAGTTGCCGTGGGCAGAGGGGTGATCTGCACAATAGGTAACTTGGCTCCGGCTAATCGATCTCGAACTCGATAGCGTTGTGTGATCTCGCTCCATGTTTCTCCGGTCTTAATGCGTGAAATGGTCTTGGTAGAAACCCCATAGCTGGCCGCTATCAGGTGCTGAAACTCACCTGTATCAAGGCGGTTCAGGATTTCTATGACCTGAGCTTCCGTTAAGACGGCAGTCGGCCTGGGATTCATCTACAAACTTTCCTGAAGACCAGCAAGAACCATTGGAAGAGTCAGTCGTTTTAGACAGGACCAGCGTTGAAACTTCCAACAGCGATTGCACCTTTGGTCTTCATCTGCACAGTAGCCAAGACTCTTTTCCGGCACTACTCTACAGTTATAGCCTTTCACCCTTAGCTCAGGGCGCATGATGCCCCAGAGGGCCACTGTGCGCGTTTCTACGGCCTGTGCCAGGTGAAGTAAGCCAGTATCAGGTGTGATAACCAGTTTGCATTGCTCAAGGAGGGCGGCCACATAGTCAAGTCTTTTACCGATACATGAATGCCCATATATCGATGGTAGAGTTTTGATTGGGTCAATGCCAACAGGAGCATACCCAGAAGTATGGAGCCAGTCTACAAGCTGACCACATAGACCGTTGAAGTCCCAGTCTCTTACCGAGTCACCTGCTCGAAGTACAATACCGACCATGGGCTTCTTAATTCGTTGAGTTTCTTTCCATTCGAGGACGGATTGTCTATTTTCTTCGGACACGGTGAAATGGGGCATTAGGTCAAGATCGGAAGTATAGTAGCCATGATATTTGGGCCAGAACTCTGTAATTCCATAAGGCGTATCCCCATGGTATTCACGCTCGAAATCGATGAATGCTGAGTTGCAATCGAGGAGGATGTCTGCATTCCGAATAGTGTAAGGCATATCGTTGCCAGCGGCATAAAGTAATGGGTCAATACGCTTATTGCCTTCAGTCGTCCATTCCATACTTGTGATACATTCAACCCGGTCAACACCGGCTATGTTTTCAAAGATTAAAGGCAACACACCTGCCATGTAATTCGGGTCGGTGACCACGGTTACATGACTGTTTATGTGTTTGGCTCTGACGGCTTGAATGAGGGGGCCAAGAAGGAGAGCATCACCGAAAGCGGGTCTCTGCCTAATTAGCACAATCTTGATAGGGCCTTTACGGAATAGCGTCATGATGGTTGCCTCCTTCATCACTATACCACAAGTATTTGCACTAGGCAAGGTCAACTCACAGAGCCACTTACCACCGTAAGGAAAATATCATATTCATAACCTACTGACCCTCTTATGGGACGGACGCGCAGAGATTCTATACCAGGGGTGAATGCTACAGTAGCCGAGTTTCCCTTGAAGTCGGAATAGTTGTATGTGGCTCCCGTGACTCGATAGAGGGAGTAGAGAGCTTGTATAACGCTGGTGTATGGTGTTTTACCCTTGATCTGAATAGTCTGGTCACCCGCATTGAAACCTCGATCTTGAATGATCGTTGACCCATCAATGCACCTTTGAATTGAACCTCGGCGTTTGCCACCGAAGTTCAATTCATCAGGGTCACAGATCAGATCGATACCATTTATAACTACCGTAGCCATCTTACCCTCCAGCCTTCAACTTCTGTGTCCGGCAGTAGTCTTTGAGCCACGACTCGAAGTCTCTTCTCAATGCGTTTGCATCCATCTTGTTCGCTTCGGTAATTGTTATTGGGATGTTGAATGTATCGCCTCCCGCAGCAACCTTACCTGTTTGTTTCGTGGCCTGCTCTGTTTGATAGGCACTTTTGGCATTAGAGTTGATTACTTGCTGAGAAGCCATCTCCTTAGTCATGCCATTATCCATCAATTCCTGGACCCTTCTCCAATCATTTTTAGAGCTAAGGGGTTTGGCATAAGCAGCATTGACGGCTGTATTCTCGTAACCCATTGCTTCTCCGGCAGTGCCCAATTTAGACAGGTCTCCGAACTTCTTTTCGGTCATCATTGGGTTGCCGATCTGGAGAGCTTTACCGACAGCACCGGTGTCCATGGCATCCTGAAATGCTGACTTTTCACCAGCACCAAGAATAGAGTAACCACCGACAGCATCCGTGTAGGTTTTGCCATTCATATCTATTTTTTGGACGCCATTAATGCCACCACCAAGGTCAGTCATTGAACCAGGAATAACACCTCCACCAGGTAAAGGCATCCCTGGGATTATGGGTCCACCACCGATGCCACCAGGAACTCCTTTGCCTCCGAGTTTAGCCTCTATCGGATTGGGAACACCAGGCATTCCTTCACTGGCTCCGATAGTTTTAAGGGCATCACGCATATCGTTGACTTCTCGTCTTTGCTTTTTGTCCTGCAATTCCAGACTCTGGTTCTTGAGTTTATTTTCCTGTCTGGCTATGTCGGTATCCTCTTGGATACGTTCCTGGTTCAGCTCATTCTCCTTAGACTTGAGGGCAAGATCGGTCTTTTTCACATCGAGACCTTGTTTAGCCAGATCGTTGTCTTTCTGTGCTAAAAGATTCTCTTTCTGGGCAATGCCGTTTTCTTCCATAGATCGACTCATGCCTTTCATTTGCATGGTCAGATCAACGAGAGAGTTGGCATAGTCTTCCTCAATCCGGTCAAGACCCAGGGCAGCTCGTTTGGTATTGGTTTCAGCCAATTGCTTATTGATATCCATTTGCTCTACTTCAAGGTTCAGTTTCTCTCGGTAGGCATCTTCATACTCCTGTGGGTCAAACTTCTGAGCGAACTCTGATTCCACACCATATCGAATTGCCGAAGCTGCTTCGGACACTGGCCCCATGCCACCATAGAACAGGGCTGGAGCGATCTCTGCTTGTCGTTGTCCCATCTGAGCCTGCTGAAGGTTTAGTTGACTCTCTTGCTGGTTCAGGGGATACTCTTCCATGGCCCGCTTCCTGCTTTGCAGGTTACGACCCATATTTATACCGATCATTGCTCGATCATCTGTAAGAGCCTGACCTTGTAAATCCAATTTTTGAGCGTTTAGGCCCAGTCTCTGTGACTCAAGTTTGGCCTGCTCACCAGAGATAGTTATTTCCTGAGCTTCCAATCTGAGACGAGCCATTTTGATTGGCGTGTCCTGCTCAAGACGGGTGCTTTCTATAGCGAGTTTTCTGCGCTCAAGATCATTCGATTTCAGGCCAAGAACCCCACCCTGGTAGGTCTCTTGCATGTCCAGTTTGCGCTCTTTAAGAGTACCTGCCATGTAACGCTTAAAGGCAGGGTCTTCCATACCTTTATCGTACATCATGGCCTTTTCATAGACATCAGATTTGAAACCTATGTAGCCAGCTAAGGCTTTCTTACCGGCACCCTGAGCGGCAAGTCCTTGTTGACCAAGGCCAATGCCCATACGCTGTATGGCACCCTGAGTCTCGATCTGCTTTATAATGTCCGGCATAGCGGCAGTCTGTAGGTTGGCCTTCTTCTTGGCCGCCAAATCCGAGACGTAATCCGCGTAGTCTTTCCCTTCGTTGGCTGTGCCCTTGGCACTCCATTTTTGGAAAGCCTCTTGGTACTTCTGATAGTTCGGATTACTTTTGTTCTTCATGGCGGCAGAAAAGGCCGCCTCATCGAAATTGACCGGGATGTTGCCTTTGTTGAGAAGAACGTCTTTCTTGGCATATTCAGTTTGAAGCTCCAGTAGTTTCTTGGAAGCAGTTGGACCCTTGCCCCCATACTTTGAGTAGAGTTCTATCTCACTCTTGATCTTGTCCATCTGTCCGGCAAGTTTGTTCTCTTCTCCCTCAAAGGTGCCTTGCTGTCTGACATCGGCCAACTGTTTTTGTAGATTCTTGCGCTGAGCTTCCAGAGATGGTAGCACCCTTGTAGAAAGGCTACTTTTACCAGATTTTATGTCTGCTATCTGAGCATCTACGCCACTGATTTTTTCTCGTATATCACTGGCCTTGGCAGCATGTGGGAACTTCTCTCTCATTTCATCTAAGGCGGCAGCAGATGCCTTAGCTGCTTCTCCGGCTTTTTCTATGGATGCGATAAAGGGGTCAAGAAGTGCGCCTCCAATAGCTCCTACTCCGGCACCTACTAGACCACCGATACCAGGCATAACCATATTGCCTGCCATAAAGCCCATGGCACCCCCTTTGAGGGCACCTCCGAGTTGCATACCTAATTGTTCACCAGGAGTGGTCTGCTTAGTGACATCTTCCATGGATTTGGATTTGAAGTAGTTGCCAATGCCAGCACCGAGACCACCCACGGCACCAGCAGCCAGACCCATTCGAGGATTGTTGCCACTCAGCATCCAACCCAGGGAACTACCTTGAATAGTAGAGCCTGCGATGTTACCGAATGTGCCCATGCCCATCTCTTTGACCATCTGGCCGCCCATCATACCCATCATACCCATAGGTAGACGGCCTTGGATACCACCCATCAAGGCACGTCCCTGGTATCCCATTCTATCTCGGAAGCCCATCTTGCCTACGTAACTGGCTTCTCCGGCCATTCTAGCTCCATAGGGCATCGTGCCCATCATTGTGCCTGTAGCCATCATATTCTCTTCGAGACTGGCAAGACGTGTCTGAGCAGAGGTAAGGGCACTGCCTTTTAGATAGGGCATACGACCGCGAAGAACCCCAGCTTCGGCCTCCATAGTTCGAGACTGGTGAAGCCATTTTTCGTATTGCTGGGCCTTGGTCAGGGCCGGGGTCGCTCGGGTGACTCGGGAGCCAAGAACTTCAGCTTCGGCACGAGCCACAGCATCCATGACCATTTCTCGTTTGGTGGCCATGTAACCTGCCCCTATGAGTCCAGCACCTGCTTCCAGGGGAACAACGGCACCTTTACCAAAGTTTGCCCAACGGCCACTTGTAGAAGTTCCGGCACCGCGCATGCCACGGGCGGCACCAGCCGTGCTACCACCTATCCCGAGAGTAGACATGGCAATGTCCAGGGGCATTCCACCTTTAAGGCCCATACGTCCCATTGTGCCCCCGGTACTTGTAAGACCGGAGGCTCCGGTTAATGCTAGGAACTTCTGGAGGGCACCTGTGGCGGCTCCTACGGCCCCTGCGATCTTCGAGAAGATCACTGCAAGCATAATCTGCTTAGAGATGCCTGCAATCTTGACCAGGATGTCCAGGAGGGTCTTGAATGAGTCAGATTCTACAACGGCCTTGACCCCATTGAAAAGGCCATTAAAACCTTCAGCAGCCGCATTGACGAGGGTATCCATCGTCTTCGTCTGCTTTTGATAGTCAGCCGTGGCTTTTTTATACTCGGCATCACTTTTGAATTGCTCGCGGGTCGGTTCCGACAGCATACCGATCTGTTTGAGGGTTGGTGCAATACCCTTCATGAACTTGGCACCGGCCTTGGCAGATAATACATCTATCTTGGCTTCCAAGGTGGAGATCATACCGTCGATGGAGTTCTCGAACTGACTCTGCATCTGGTCGAAACCACGCATCTTGTTTTCGAGGAAACGGGCCAGTTCAGGGCCTTGCCGGGTGGTGATGTCTGTATTCTGGATTCCCAGTGCTCGGCCTATCGTAGATCGAGCGACGTTGACACCACCACCCATGAGGAGTCGAGAGGCGTTAGCGATCTGCTCACCCCGGAGGCCGAGTGTCTTGGCGACAATAGCCGTCTGTTCTGTGAGTTTGAGAATCTGATTTGGATTCAGACCCTTGCGAGCACCGGATGCAAGACCTGACTGAAATGACTGTAACTGCTCGTCAAACGTCAGGATGTTTTTGGCTGATCGCTCAAGTATGGTTTGCCGGTACTTCTCGGCTTGCCAGAGGTTGCGTTGGGCTTGCGCTCCTTGGGAGAGGGGTCGGCCATTGTCACCTTTCCATGTGCCGATAGAACCAAGAGTAGCGGCAATAGCAAGAGTAGCTGTTTGGAACTCTCTTGCCTTACGAATAGCACGGGACATACCTTGTTCAAGGAGAGCCACACCACCAACCGCAGCACCGATTCCAAGACCTGTGGTAAGGCTGCCCATGCCCGTGAGCATACCCAGGGCTTGACCACCCTGTCTGTTCATCACGGACATGCCGCCACCGACACCACCGCGCATGTTTGGCCCAGATACAGCATTGATTCTTGCCTGAATGCGGCTCATTGACGCATCGACAAGATTTTCTACAGCTTTGAGACCGGGTTGTATACCAGCAGGGTCTATACCAATCGGTATTCGCATGACTTACCTCAAATCTTCTGAGCAGGAATGAACTTGATCGGTAATCCTCGTGCTTGCATTTCCATTATACCTTCATCGGTAGTTGCATCGATATGCTTTACGCTGTCCGATGAATCATCCGTCAATTCTGAATGACTGGTGGTTCCTGAACCGCCGAGAATCCCTAAACCACTGAGTTTGGCTTGTTGCCGTAACTCCCACATCTTCCTGTCCCAGTAACGCTCCCACAAGACTCCTATCTGTCGAAACGTTAAGGTCAGTGCATATTCAATAGTCCAACCTTTATCCCCGGTAAGACAGTCAACAACTCCCGCGAAGTCACTACCGGGGATAGAGTCTGTGTCTAGCTCGCGCTTTCGCTTGCTTCCGACCGTTTCTGTACTTCTCTCACTGTCGGAAGCATTAGCCAGTTTCCCCCCGTTGCCAGGATTTCATCGAGGTGGTTGATGTCGAAGAACGCCTCGATCAGATCACCGTAGGCAGAGGTCGGGATGTCCAATTTGGCGAAGAACTCAGGTTTGCGCTTGTTCGAGGCTTCACCATAAGAAGTGGACAGGGCAAGATAGCGGTTAATTACCTCTTCCTGCTCTTTGGCGACCTCGATGAACGGGGCACGCTCACCGTCTTCCTTGATAAACTTCTTGTCGATGCACTCACCCACGAAACTCAGCAGGTCGGTGCGAGACAGTTCCCGCATGGTGAATGGACTTTTGGGGTCGGCTGCTCCCAGATCGACCTCGATTTCATCTGGCACCAAGCATTCCGGGTTCCATTTGAACTTCTTGTCTTTACTCACT